AAAAAAGAACTAGAAAAGAAAACAAAAGAAGAACTAGTAAACATTATTATTAAAATGCAGATAGATATTCGAGAAGAAAGAGATGAAATCTATCGCAGACGTTTATTAGATACTTTTTAAAAATTATTCATTCACTTAAATAAATCAATTATTAACAATTAAAATCAAAAGAATTATGAAAAATTTTATGAACTTTGTAGGAATTATGTTAGGTGCAGTAATGTTGTGTGACAAAGCAACTGATGAAAATTACAACTTTGAAGCTGGTATGAAAAAACAAGAAGAAAAAGACGGTAAAGTTGAAGCATCAGCAGTTACTGAAGCAAAGAAACAGATCCAACAAGAACAACTTGAACGTGAATCTCGTGAAGTAAAACGTAGAATTCAGGATTGTGAAAAAGCTGTTTCTAGAGCAGAAAGATACGGACGTTTTGCATCAAAACACAAGAACATTATGAAAGACTTTTCTGAAGGACTGAAGAAAGCTCAAGCTGAATTTGAATCTACAGGTGATTACAAAGCTTGGGACAAAAAGTATTCAGAACTTACAGACAAGAAAGATGACGCTATAGCAAAAGCGAAAGAAGAAATCTTTGGTTCAAGATACGAAAATATCTATCTTTAATCAACATCCAAATTCTAAATGCTTTTATGCTAAATAGAATAAATGTGAACCCTGCAAACTATATAAGTCGCATTGTCGCATTGAGGAGTTCGGGGCAACATGAACTGAATTGACAGTTCTATTCAATGCTTTTATGCTAGTAATAGGATATTATGCCTACTGATCATGTGCTATAAATAGATCGTTCTTTATTTAAATGCTTTTATGCTAACAAATAGAGGATAGTCTCATAGACGAAAAACAGTAAGTATATCAAAATACATATACATATAGTACTTTTATGTCTATATTTCAATCGAGTCTCTAGCTTGCTAGATGAGCACTTGGTATAATATGTATTCTGTCAAAGACTATAAATTCTAAAGTAATAGCAGCTTTATGCTATTATATACTAGATTTAATGCTTTTATGCTCATAATCAACGGTATGTACTATTACTTTAGAATTACATATTAAGTATAGAGAGTTTGATCGCTCTCTATACTACTAAAAGAGTATATTGCACTATTATATCAACCCAATGATATATGAAAACTCGTGTATGATGTATATCTCTCTAATTGAGGCGTTATCCGATCCGCCAGGATATGAAGGCGCAGAGGTGTGCAAAACTCTTTATATTTACAACTTAAAATTATTTATCATGAGCTATATTGCAGCAGATATGTGGGGTGAACATCTATTCTATAATAAACCTGTTAGATATGTTCATGAAACAACAAAAAGAAGTTGGTGGATAGATCCAAAACATAATAATTCTATTAGTGTACCAATAGGTACGGCTAAACTATTTAATGATGCAGGATTCTTATATACTCATTATGTACCATTTGATAAAAGAAATATGTGTTTTGGAGATAATCCTATAGAAATAAAAGTATATTGACTGTTAGGTCATTATATGCCTGAGCAAGACGAGCTTTCGCCGGCTCTACCTCCACTATAAAATAATAACAAGGGGGTATATATGTATTGATTGGCAGAAACAGTAATGAATAGGTCAATAACGTCAGAAATGACAAATCTTTTGTAACAGACTATACTCGTATCGCAGCGTAATACGATTAGTCAACGGCTAAGCTAATGTCGTAAAAAGCAGGTTACGGATCGTGCAAATGGATAGACACAGGTAGACAATACTGAAGAGTGCGGGTTCGAGTCCCGCTCCGTAAACAAATATTATCAAAATTAAAAACAAAGAGTATGAAAATAGATTATAACAAAGCAGTAATTATTCCTTTAGATTATAGTAAAGGAAGTAAAGGTTTATGACTAGCGGTTAAAAAGAATAACAAATATATTCTAAGATTACTAGCTATATTTGAAACAGCTCTCATTGAACAAATCAAAATAAGTAATAGAGATTTGTTTGATTATAATGTATTTTATAGTCTAAAAGAAGCATTGTTAGATTATGATTTTACTTTAACTAAAAAGAATTATAATCAATTAGACGCTTTAGCTTCAATAAACGAAAAGAAACATTATGAACAATACTTAAAAACATTTTGCAGATGAAAAAGACTTTAAATCAATTAAAGGCAAGTAGAAGGAACTTATCTCTTATGCTTTTAGCAGGTATGATTACTAATCTAAAACACATTAAACATTTTGTTAGAGACACAGAAGTAGTAATAAGAATAGATACACTATTAACAGCTATAGAAAGACTTCAATCTTCAATTAAAGAAACTACTTATGAATCGTGGTCGGCATAAAAAGAATAAGGAAAAAGAATTCAATACTCAAACAGAAATCTTAGATACTATACAAAAAGAACTTCGTGTATTATTATCAATACATAACGATCGATCATTCCATAGTACGACTGATTATTATGCAAAAGCACAGATTAGTGGTAATAATGGAAGAGACTATTATAGAATAGTTGCGTGGTATATTTGTAGTACATATTATCTTAATAATTTTATAAGTCAAGTTAAAATAACACTTGATGAAGTAACTATTAAAAATAGTATTTATACAATTAAGTTTGAATTTGGACATAATACAAAAATATTTAAATATAAACATGGATAAAAAAGGCTTAAGAGGTTTTATTAGGAATAGATTGCCTAAGACTTGGGAAATTGTTCTTACAAGAGAACGTAAACTTACTGCGTTCATTGAGTATGTGTATGAAGCAACTCCATCAGTAATGAAGGGAGGTAGAGGTTGGCGACGTGGTGTACATAACATTTCAGTCGGATTCAATAGATGCAAAATCTATGAAATGTTTCAAGCTGAAAAGAGTAAAGAAGGCTTGATATATTGGGTAGGCATCTATAATAAAATTAAAGATCTTGAACATCAAATGAATTAACATGGAAATTGTTCAATATGTTCGCTGGACTGAACCAGGAGAGCGAAAAAGACTACAGGAAGTAATGCAGCAATGCAGTGGAGAAATGGAATTTAGAAAGAAAGTAGCTTCTGAATTCAACATTAGTCCAATGGATGCAGCAGTTGTAGTAAAAAGATTCAAAAACGAATTTATCAAAATACTTAAAACAAAAGGATTATGTTAAAAGCAGGTATGTGGATCGCACAAGGTCCAGAAACTAATGTATTGCTCCTTTTAAGCGGAGTAGAACCATTATTAGAAGTAGTAGGTGCAATTGATCTTAATTACTTTAAACAGAATGGTAAAGCTAAAGATCTTACTAAAGACAGTCCTGAAGTAGTAGATATTATGATGTATCCTGAAAAGTATACATTTGCATTACCATCTATTACTGAAGTAGTTGATAATGTAGGTATTGGTGATTTACAAACTCTAGAAGGCTTAGGTGAAGATTCTAGAAAAGATAAAATCATTGAAGAAGGTATTGCCTATTATAAATCAACTTTACCATTATATGGTATAGAACAAGCTAAAGTAAGAACTAGACTGCATTTAAAGAAGAAATACAGCCTAAAAATGTCTCAAGCTAACTATGTATTCACTGTAATTTGTAAAGCACTAAACAGAGAACCATAATGAGCGATTTTAAGAGACTTATTGAAGCACTCAATGCTGAATTAGAGGAACCTTATAGGTTTACTTTAGACAAGATTATATCTTCTGCAAATTTTGATACTAAAGTATTAGGATATGCAGATAGTGTATTAGATGATTGGGCAAATATACCACCTAATTTAAAATCTAAGATAGTTGCTAGTAACACTTGTCTAAGTATCAATAAGTGGATAAATAGAAGACTGTGGATGGATATTCTTAATAATCTGTTAGAAGATAAAATATTAAGTCTTCAGACTAGATTAGTAAGAGTAAGGATTGCTATTAATATGTCATTGAAAATGGCATATCCTCTCAATGAAGAAGAGAAAGAAGAATGGAGAGAACATATCTCAGATGTATTCTATAAAAGATGTCTAGCAGTAAATAATTATTATTGCAAAGAAATTATAAAACTTCCCTTCTGAATTTAAGGATTGTAGTTATTGGGTTAACTACAATCCACTAAAGTTTAGCTATATGACACAAGAAATAATAGATCTAGTAGAGCAAGCTAAACAAGGTTCTCAGAAAGCATTTAGTAAATTATATTATAAGTATAAAACTGATATTTGGTACACTATTATGGGTGTAGTTAAGAATACAGATGTTGCTGATGATTTAACATCAGTAGTATTTACTAAAGCTTATGAGAAATTATCTATGTATACTCAACATATTTCATTTAATATGTGGTTAAAGACTATTGCTGTTAATGCATCAATAGACTATATACGTAGAAACAAAAAAGAGCAATTAAATAACTATGTTGATGAGGATGAAAATCCAATTCAACTATCTGCTTTAGAGAGAAGTCCCGAAGAAGATTTAATTCTAAAGGAAAAATTAGATATAGTCTTACAAGCTATACCTACTCTTAAGAAGAAATATAGAGATTTAATTAATGCTCGTATAGATGGTATGTCTTATAAAGAGATAGCCAGTAAGCTTGCAATGAATGAATTAGCTGTAAAAGGTGATTTAAACAAAGCAAGACAAAAACTTAAACAGAAAACAGATTATTAACAAACACTTTCAACAATATGACTAGTTTTTGTTTACTCCTTTTAGGAGCATTAGCATCTTTTATCATTTCTAGAATGTGTAAAAGTGCTAGTTTGTACGTATTCTTAGTATGCGTACTTTTACTAGGCTTTGTTGTAGGTACTGGAGTAAAAAAGGTAGTTGCAAATACCTCAGATACTCCTTCTCAAGAGTTAGTTGTTACTATGGCTCCTAATCCCACATCTCAAGGTTCTACTGCTTTTGTAGGGACAGTAGATAACCAATCTTATGAAATGGGTCAGGAAGACGGAGGTGAGACGTTAGTAACAACTGATAGAGAAGATATACCTACCATGCCTAACAATGCAGAGATAGAAGATGACAGTTGACTGCACTTAATTTCATAATTTAAGTGTATTAATTGTTAAGTTATTAATTTATTTAAAACATAATCAATATGGCAAAAAGAAATAAAGGTGGAAAGACTCCAAGTGCAAAAGCAGCAAGAAATTTAGAAGCTTTGAAAAAAGCTAAAGAAGCAGTAGAAGCTTCAGCTAAAGTAGAAACAACAAAAGTAGAAGATTCTAAACCAGAAGAAAAGAAGCCTGAAGAGAAACCAGCTGAACGAAAGAAAGGTGGTGTCTATCAGACTCCAATGGGTAAATCAGCATATGAAACTCATATGTTGTGCACAAAATCACCGTATATGAGTCTACTTTCTCTTAAGATTGAGAAAGACAGTAAAGGCATTGAAAATATCAAAGCCGAGTGGAAGAACAATGAAACTAGTGAAACTACTAGTGTTCTCTTCCCAGTATCTAATGTAAAGGAGGGAGACGGAATTGACGTCAAACGGATTAAGGAAGGAATTAAGAATCCTATTCCTGCTGAAGTTCCTGAAACTAAGCCAGTTGAGGAGCCAAAGAAGGAAGATCCTAAATCTACACCTACTGAAAAGAAACCTAAACAGCAGAAGCCAAAGAAGGAAAAAATAGAAGAAGTAGAAGCTGAAGAAATTGACATCAGCAATGCTCCAACTATTAAACCAGCAGCAGCTCCTGCGCCTAATATCGTAACTCAAAACAGTGACAGAATTGATGCAAATCACTCAGTAGATTTGATGAATGCAATTCTGAAACGCCGTGAAGAGATTAAAGACGATCGGGCAATGTATCAAGCAACAGGAAAACAGGCAGACCTTATGATGTTTGTATTGATTCAGAAATGGAATGACCAATTCAAGAATGATGCAAAAGAACAAGGCTTTACTGTGAACGAAGAAATGTTTGCATATTTGAATGAAACAGCTTCTTTGTTCCTCGGTGTTAATTTGCTTCCTAGCAAAACATCTGATGGACAGCTTGAGATTAACTTCAAAGATGCTGTCGCAAAGACAAATCCTGAAATGCAGAAAGCTTTAGAACAAGATGCTAAAGTTCCGCAAACTCAGGAAATGCCAAAACCCGAAGAATGTGTTACCGATGAACAGAAAGTAGCGGCAATGTGTACTATTATGAACATGCGGCACAAGCAGAAATCAGGAGGTATAGGTAAGAATGTAGCAAATATGATTGAATTTGCACGGGAAGCCTATAAGCTTGATAAAAATGCAGAACCAGCACAAGTATTAGCAACTGTATTGCTTAAGATGAAAGAAGCAGGACGGAATGCTACATTGCTTGAGGGTTGTGCAAATGCTATTTGGGGTAACCTAACAGGTAATTTGTCAGTTTTAGCATCTCATGCTTGGCTTAAGAATCAATTAACAACATACAACGATGCGCAAGTTGCTAATGTTGTGAAAGTATTCTTAGCTAAGAAGATTGCTGATGAAACTGCAAAAAACAATAACTACGAAGAAGAAGCAAAACGGTATTCTCAATTAATTAGTGGAACTAATGACGATCTGATCAATCGTATTATTACTTCTGCTAATAACGAAGGTAAAGATGAAGACAAACTTGTATATCCAGAAATCAAGGGTCTGAATCTTAAAGGTAAACACATTTCAGCAATAAAGACTGTAAACAATCTACGGATTGCTTATGGAGCAGAAATGAATGATAAGATGTTGAAACAAGTAATGCAGAAAGTATCTAGCTTGTACACATCAACCTCTTTGAATCCTCTTACTTTCTATATTGAGAAATCTGCGTATGCTACTAAAAAGTAACAATTAACGCATTATCAAAATGAGTAAAAAACCAACAGTTTTATTTACGCTAGCAATGCTAGCTTTCGGTGGATATGTAGGATTTGTAACTAACTATACAAACACTGCCACCGCACATGAGTATGTGATTCCGAAGTTCACAGATGTACCTCGGGCAAAAGACTTTAATATTGATATTAATTTGAACGATAACGCTATAAAATTAAATGGACAAAGCAACCCAGAACAAAATATCAATGTTGAAATCAAAAAGAAAGACAGTATTATCTATCTAACTTCTGTTGTAGAGAAGGAAGTACCTAAATACATTAAGGTAAGAGAACTGCCATCAGTTAAAGAGAATAAAACCACTTGTACGGATATTCTCCAAAGACTGAAACAACAACAATCAGAGAAGATGAATCTGAGTCGCAACTAGAACAGCCAATGCGATTATAGAGCTATAATGGTGTATATCCAGAGATGTCTAAATCAAAGGATTAGAAAGTAAATGGTTAGATTACTTTCTTAAAATTAAGATAGTACAGAATATTAGTAGGAATAGAGTATAGCTACAACTATAGGCTACTACTGAAAGTATAATAACTTATTGTGTTTATATACTATCTATAAACTGAAGAGGCAATAAGATAGAGGGAGAGCGTGTACAACCCTCTTGTTTTTGGTGAGAACCGACTGGAGACAGAAACAGAAGACGCAATTAGTAGAGAGCAGTCTACAAAATTAAACAGTACAAGGGGAACGAAATCCTCTTAAGTTACTCGCAGACTTATCATAGTTTGAATCAAGAAGGAGTAATAAACACGATGATGCCCAACAAATCGTAGTGTCCAAGACTACGTGCTGAACATTATCGAGCATATAACGCTCTAGGGTAGCTCCAAACTCCCCTTTATGGCATAGACCATATAAAAATGTCAGTATAGTGTTCTATACTTATCTAAACAGTTATATTGTAACTTAATAAGTTTAGAGATAGTATATATGAAGGTACTTAATTATAATATTATAGCACTACTTATTGAAAAAATATTGATAGATTACCTGGATTAGGTGTAAAGCCTATGCACAATGTTATGATACCAGTTCATAACTAATCCTAAGCTTGTATTACTATACACTCCAGTATAGAGAGATAGAGTGACGAAGTGAGTAGTAGATTGTGTGCCTATTGGCTGAGTAGCAATGATCCAATATTAATAAATAAGGAATCCTGCAACGGACCTCTTTAGGAAATAAGGAGTATGTGAGTTCAAGTAATATTATAATAAACTCAGTTGTTATCTATCTGAGTATAAACCTAGAGTGCTTTGCAACAGGAATATAAAGATAACTAGCGGATGAAGTGCGCAATAACACTATCTCAATACTAAGCGGAAGACATAAAGCTTAGAAATACTAAATAATTTTATCCAGAAGCATAACTGGAGTTTTATCAAATTTGCACAAGGTGAGATACTCTATCCTTAAGAGTATATGTGAAAGTGAGCATCGCCCTACTCCCAGGTTGAAGAGAAGCAGACACATTAAGAGACGGACACGAAGCAGACCGGAGAAAAATCTGTGCATTGCACTAAATAGTAGTCTTAACGGGAAGTGACAGAATGTAAATCTATTTAAGAAGTCTCTATTCACGAGAGAATAAACATGTTTAATTTAACTAATGAGGAAGTTCAATGGTAGGTTTTAGGACGAGTAGTGATAAGAAGACGAAAGTAAATCCGAGCCACCCTCGACTGTACAATATAATTGCTGACATTTGAAACATTTAAAGTATATTGCGCAACAATATATGTAAAGTGACGCTGATTCCTTACATTAAAGGACGATAGGTGGAAATCCTAAAGTTATGTGCAGAATAAGAACAAAGTCGTAAGTACACGCAGCCTTAGAATAAACTATTAGGCTATAGAGTGGGTGTTTTGAAACATAAACAGCTCAAAATAAAATTCGGTAGAAGTATTACCGATAGTGAAGTAACAGTTGTAGGTTATGAATCATATACAGTACTCCTTACTATAATAGGAAAAAGAGCACGTTATAGTTGCTGTTAGGCTCTTTAAACAATCAGAAACTAGCATAGCATTCGATTTTCAGATAATTTCAGTTATAATGTTATTTGATGGGTATAAATCTCCTACCGTTGGAGTCCCGTTGTACCTCTTTAGGTATTAACTAGCATAGCATTCGATTTTCAGATGTCGAATTACATATCTTTTCATAGTTTAGTATTAATAATTTTATGAAGAACGGCTGACTCATCTGTCTCATGAGTAAAGTCCTACGGGGAATGCCGAGTGAAGTAATAACATCACGTTCTAGTAGTAATATTAATAATATAAAGACTTATCTTATAGTTTTCAGATTACTTATCAAATCTTAGCAGAATTTCGTTATAGAGTTTTACTGTTTGAATACAAGAAGTGGTTTTTAAGTTTTTAACAAACGAATAGATATTAGACACTATTCCACTTAGATAAAAGAACTCTATAGCTTACTTTTTAAATTAACTTAATATTAACTTACTCCGTAGGTGGAATCAACCACGGAATCAAGAAAGGAGAGATTATGGAAACAACAAAATATGAAAGCGTGTTCAAAAATCCAGAAGGTTTTACTCAGCAAGAAATTACACAGTTACGTACTAAAGTAATTGCATTTAGCCGTGCTTTAGTTGGTCGGCGGTTGGCAATCCCCGTAAGTGATAATTTAGATTTGAATTACAAGAAAAAAATGGCTGGTGATATGCCAGGACTTGTACTTGCAAATCCGATGAAGAAGTATATGATTGAAACTGTTGATTTGTTCAACGTAGATATCGTGCGGACTGCAAATGGTAAGATTGTTATTATGTTTAATAATGACGAAAAGTTGCAGTTTGATTTACGAGCAGATGTAGATATCGTATTGAAAGCTGGTCCGAAAGATGTTCAAGATGCTATCTTGAAGTTTGAAGCAACTGGAGAACGGTCTCCGTTCTGGAATGTTAAGATGGTAACAGAAGTTGTCACTCAGTTGAATCAGAGTAATTTGACTGATCTTAACAATTTTATTGATGAATTAGCAAATCAGGGAGCTTCTCTGGAACAAATCAATAAGATTACTAAGGACGACACTACTGCTTACTACAAGAGCATCGACGAGTAATTAATCTTAAGTACATAAAGCTATGGCAACAAGTAAAAAGCCAATAGATTCATATCACTTGCAGATGTTACAGCTAATTATGTCTGATCCTCGTATTCAAAATAATTTGCTAATGGATGGGAGCAAAACAATTAAAGTTGAATATGATGGAACAGTATTAATAGGACGCCACAAATATGGTTGGGTAAATAAGTGGTTTAATTCCTATTATGTAATAGACTTTTTTAGTTTAGTACAAAGAATAGCTTTTATCATCACAGGTGTAGAAAGTAACAATTGCGATAAGTCAGGTTTGGTTGGGTTTCTGACAGAAGCAATTGATAAAGTACTTAAGAAAGATGAAAAAGAAAAAGTAATCGAGTTATTATTGTATTATTGTACATTACTTGATGAAAACAGCCCATTGAAATTGACCTATGATATTACAAAAGATGACCCAGGCTTTGACAAAAATATGGGTAATAACAGCAAGCGACGCAAAATGGTTGGGGTAGCAAATGCTTGCATAGATTTTGGGTATGAAAGAATACCCGTCAGTTTACATGTTGAAGGAGATTTATAATCGAATATATACATTTGGTTGGGTTCGTATTAAGTAGAAAATAATTGAAAATCAACATAAAATCAGTAAGAGTATATACATTTGGTTGGGTTCGTATATACTCTTACTTACTTGCCTCTGATAATGTTACTAAGGTAACTAAGTGTTGGAAAGCCGAGAGAAGAAGAATCGGATGCCGTATCGAGATGTGACAGAGGCGCTAACTCTTTGATCTTGTCTGTCTTATTTCTTAATTTTATTGTTATTCATATCAGCGGTCTGTGAAGATAGCTGATATTTTAAGTTATTAGGCTTTGATCGGTCTATTAACTACACAGGTAGACTTTCTAATATACTATATGTAATTAACTAATTGTCAAATTATTTAAAATCAAGTATATATGAAAGCAAATAAATTTATTGAACAGCGTGATAAACTATCAGCAGATATTACTAAGTATTGGAATATCATTTCTATTGAGAATGTAGTAAATCGTAATTATCAACGTACTTATGATTTGAAAGAACTTTATAATACAATCAAAGGTCTTACAGATGATCGAGTAATTGTTAAATTAAAGATACTATGCATCAATATGGGTATAAAGAAATTTAGTGATTTACCGGCTGATTGTAATCAATTAGATGTATTTAAATTGTGTGAATTGCAAGAAATGAAAATACATCTAAGTCGTATACGAACTTTGAATCCTGTTCTTAAGTCTAAGAAAGGTAAAAAAGCTCTAAATAAGACTGAAGTTTTAACTTCAAACTGGGTTAAAGCACGAATAAAAGAACTCGATTTAGAGATTCTGAAATTAAAAGAGAAACTTACTAAGTTCAACGAAGAAACAGAATTTGATGATTCTGCTGCTCCAATGTGCTTAGCTGCTTAAAATATAACAAGGAAGCGATAGGGAAAGTACGTACAGGAAATCTTAAAACATTAACCTATTTAGCTTCCTTTAGTTTTTAACTATTAAAATCAATTGTTATGAATCAAGAAACTAGAAATAAGAAAAATGCTAAATACCAGCAAAACTTACAGAAACGTTATGGATTAACTAAATCCTCAGATTATAAAGCTATGTGTAGCAAAGGAATATCTTTGTCAGAAAATATTAAACCTATGACAAAGGAATTTGTAACTACTCGTCGTCATGATAAAATAGTAAGTAGAGAAGTATATACTTATAAGTGGACTCCTGAAGCTACTAATGCACGAAAGGAGTATCATGAAACTAAAGAAGGTATAGCTAGTATTCCTAAGAAACCTACACAGGTATCTGATAAGAAGGATAAAAAACAGTTATTAGAAGAACGTCCTTATTCTGGTTACCATAAAGAATTGGTACAGAATCTATATGGTAGCAATAAAGCAGAACGTATTGCTAAACAACAAGCTTATAAAGCAGCTCACGAAGAGAAAATTAAGAAAGTAGCTAAACAACTTGCAGAGTTCAAGATGTCTAAGAAGCTACAATATTTAGAACAAAGACCGTATAAAGTAGTTATAGCTACTACAAACGATAAAGAGTTTAAGACAAGCTACTCTAATCTACCTATTGAACAACTTACTGAAGTAGTTACTAAATTGAATACAAAGTTATCCGATAAATATAGTAACTATGAATCTATTACGATAGTAGATAGAGCAACTTTAGAAAAGAAATGCTTTGCTAAACATTTGCCAGAGATAAAGCAAGCAGCGTAGAGCGACAGACTTTTAGCAGGATAGTCTATAAAGAATCCTGCCTCAAGGGGTGTTCAGCTAGCAGGCAAGCGCAGGGTACAGGGAGGAATATTAGAGAGACTCTAATACACTATTTATAGTGCTGCAACCAATCGGCATCATGGGTTCGATTCCCATACACTCCACTAAATTTATACGCTATGAAGATAAGAGGAAAAACAGTATATGTCTATGATATTGAAGTTTTCCCAAATGTATTTCATTGCACAGCAAAGAATACTGAATCAGGAAAGTTTCATAAGTTTGAGATATCAAGCAGAAAAAATCAATTATCAGAATTAGTTGATTTTTTTCGTGTACCAAATATTAATGCACCATTAAAATTTGGAGATCTCTATACTACTGAAACTCAAATTGATTCAAATAAAATCTTTGCGGGATATAATAATTTACATTATGATAATCCTATTATTAACTATATAATAGATTATTATGATATACTTAAAAATAAACCATATCTAAGGATATGTAATAGTATTTCTAACTTAAGTAGAACTATAACTACATCTCAAGCAGATGACAACATAGAAGCATGGAAAAAATGGAAATATCAAGTATGGTATGATTCATTTGATATACTTACTATGTTATATTCACAGAAATTGCGTGTTGGATTGAAGGAAATGCAAGTAACTATGCAATATCCTAATGTTCTAGAATTCAATGGAGACTTTAATAAGTTTCTAGAAGAAGATAGAATAGAAGAGATGATTGAGTATAATGTGAATGACGTTAATTCTACTGAAAAATTATTAAATCTGTGTTCTGAAGATATAGAATTAAGAATAGCTATCGAAGATGAATATAAAGTAAGAGTATTAAGTAAAGATGGAGTAAACATTGGAATGAAAATTCTAACGCAGAAATATCTTGAAAAGACTGGTTTAACATGGTGGGATATTAAAGACTTGAGAAGCCCAGCAGATGTTATAGACCTAAACAAAGTAATATTGCCTTATATAGAATATAAAGATCCTATACTTCGTAATGTACTATCTGATATGAAAAAGCAGATAGTATCACCAGGTAGAAAAGGATACGAAAACAAATTTGTATTTAGAGGATTAAAATATTCTGTAGGAGTTGGTGGTATTCACTCTGAAAACAAACCTGAGATAATTATTCCTAAGGAAGATGAAATGTTAATAGATATTGATGTTGCATCTCTGTATCCCAGTATGATAATAGAGTATAAATTCTACCCAAAACATTTGGGTTCTGAATTTCTAGAAGTTTATAATCAAGTTAAAGATGAACGAATAGAAGCAAAACATGATGGTATTAAGACTAAAGATAAAACGCTTAAATTAGCATTAAACGGTCTTAGTGGTAATCTACAGAATGAACATAATTTCTGTTATAGTCCTTTCGCAGTAATGCAGATTAGAATAAATGGACAATTACTATTACTTATGTTAGCAGAAAGATTATCTGATATTGGCTGTAGAATAGTACAGGCAAATACAGATGGTTTATTTGTTCTTCTTAAGAAGAATCTGTATGAAAAATTACAAAGTATATGTAAGGAATGGGAACAACAAACGAGATTAACCCTAGAGGAAGATCGTTTTGAAGCTATGTATCAGTATGCTATTAATGATTATATAGCTGTAAAAGAAGGTTATCAAGCAATGAAGAAATTGTTTGAAACTGAACCAGAAAAAGCTCTAAATAAAAAGAAGAAGCCTTATACTTCTTTAGATATGATTAAAGATGATTATATCAAAGAAAAAGGTATGTTCATTACTAAGGTATTACTTGGTAAGGGAATGTCTGCAAAGATTATTCCAGAAGCTATTAGAGATTATTTTGTTGATGGTATTCCTGTAAAAGATACTATCTACAATTGTAAAGATATTAAGAAGTTCCTTACTTACCAGAAAGTAGATAAAAAATTCTCTGTAGAATATAATGGAGAACTAGTACAAAGAATCAATAGATTCTATGCATCTACTAATGGTCCTTATTTATATAAATGTAAAATAGTAAACAGAGATGTTGAGATACCGCAATATCTTGTATGTCTCAAAACAGGAGAAAGTATAATAACTACAGATCCAAATCAGTTTTACTATAATTCTAATGTAGAACAGATATTACCTTATAGTTCAAAGATTATAACTAAAGGTACTAGAGTAGACTATACTAATCTACTTACTGCATCTGGTGTTACTATACTAAACAAATTTGATAATAAACCTATAGAAGAAAGAAAGATCAATTATCGCTACTATTTAAAGGAAGCGTTAAAGATCATTGAAGAATTAAAACCAAGACAACTAACGTTGTTTTAACAAATATTTCCAGATTGTATCAAAAGTTAGTTCATAAAGTACTATATTATGATACTAGAATTAGATACAACATTATTAGATATTTTTGGAGAAATATCAATTAATCAGTTAGTATTTTTAACTCTTGTGTTGAATGATAATCAAAGTAATAATCAAGACGTTCACAAGTTTCTCAGCCGAATAAGTGAAAACGACATACAAGAGTTAATCGACAATGACCTTATCTCCTTTACTACTTCAGGAGATAATAAAATTTATAGTCCTACAGAAAAACTATTATCAAGTGTAAAACAAGATAAGACATGGTTTGATGAGTTCTATGAAGTATTTCCAGTGTATGTTTTAAGACCAGATGGTACTAAAGGTTTTTTACGATCTAATATAAATAAGTGTCGTAAAGAATATAATCGTATCGTAGGTAAATCTAGAGCAATGCACGAACACCTTCTTCAATGTCTTCAATATGAAATTGAAAACAAAATGATAACTGGTAAAATAGGTTATATGAAGACGATGTGGAAATGGCTCACTCAACATGAGTGGGAGGTTATTGAAGAGCAAATGAGTTATGAATCTGAAACGCCTGTAAGTTATGGAGAATACGGAACAGAATGCCGTTAAAATACTACCTTTTGAGTCAATATCTCAGGTAGCAAATAAATCCATAAACTACATTAAAGCTAGAAAAAATCATAGTATAGTATCATTAAAAACTAGATGGGATAAATTCAATAAAGCTACTGGCGGAATTGAACCAAATATGATATTTACTATAGCTGGTATATCAGGTAGTGGTAAGAGCTCAGTTGCAAATATGTTAGTAATGGATTTAATTGATCTTAATCCTGATCAGGATATCGTAGTATTATACTTTAGTTTAGAGATGGTAGACTACAGAAACGTTGGTCGTGTAATAAGTAATAAAACTAAGAAAACTGTATCTGAATTATATAGTTCAGTAGAAACACTTAGTGATGAAGACTTATTAAAAGCTGAATCGGCAGCTGAAACCATTAAGAAATACAATATATACTTTGTTGATAAAGTATGTAATATAGAAGAAATAGGTAATACTATAGATTACTTTCATAATACTGTAGCTAACGGTCGTTGGCTAATAGTAGTATTAGACCATGTTCTCTTAGTAAATGGAGAAGGTGGAGAAAGAAGTACAATAGTCGATTTACAGAAAATGTTTATACAGAAGAAAAAACTTTCTAATACTAGTATAATACAGCTTTCACAGATGAATCGTAATATTGAAAGTCCTGATAGAATTAATAATCCAAGCACTCACTTCCCAATGAGAAGTGATTTATCAGCATCTGATGCAATATTTCAAGCTAGTGATTTTGTCATTGCAGTTCATCGTCCGGAGATATTAAACCTCTCCATATATGGCGTCAAACGTCTACCTGTAAGAAATAAGGTTTATATGCATTTCTTAAAAGTAAGAGATGGTGAACCCTGTATATTAGAATTTGAAAACGAACTTCAATATGGCAATCTAATTGAAACAAATACTGCAAGTGCTGAAGAACAAAAAGTAGTATTTAAACAAATTAAAAAAGGCTGATTATGAAAGGTTTTACAATTAAACTTCCGAAACAAAATATTGACCCTCAGGGTTCTTTGAAAAATCGTATATTAAACGAAGTTAAAAACCGCTTACCGTTTGCTAAATGGTATGGAATTCACACTCCGGAAGATCCGGAATACAGTATATCATATGCAGGTCCTGAAGACTTGCTATGTTTTGGATGCAACCGAAATGCACATTTCTCTGCATTCAATAAAAAATATTATCGACCGACATGTTCATATGATAATTCACTTACATGTCCGTTCGCAAATCGAGCATTTAAGTTGCGTCAATATGATGCTATTTCAGAATTTGATTTAGCATTAAAACGATTAGCAGAATATGCTAAGATTATGGAAGACTATGAAGAAGATCGTGGTTACGATTTTACTTACATGGGTCAACCTGTACGTATTTACCAGAAGTTTATTCAAATTGGTTATACAATCATTCCTATTGATAATCCTAGTCTGTTTTTGAATAACTATCGTAAAGCAGATAAAAATAATATAGTAAATGTTATTATTAATATTAGTAACAGTACTACTGTTAACAATATTCTCAACAATGAATAACGAATAACTTTACATTGTGTAAAATTTCAGTTTTTGTCAGATAATTTCAGAATCTCACAGGTAAAGCATTAACCTATTTTAATATGTTAATACTACCAAAAGAGAAAAACAAACCAAAGGTTAACAATCCAAGATTCTTAATCTTGTTTGGTCGACCCAAATCAGGTAAAACTACTTTATTATCGAAGCTTGATAACTGTCTTATTGTAGACTTAGAGGGAGGTTCAGAGTTTCTAGAAGCTCTCTCTATTCAAGCTCGTACTATTGAAGACTTAGGTAATATATCTAGAGCAATTGGTGAAGAAGCAGCTAAAACTGGTAACAAACCTTACAAATATATTGCTATAGATAATGCTACTAGATTAGAAGAAATGTGTCTAGGTTATGCTAAGGTATTATATCGTCAAACTCCAATGGGTAAATCCTATAATGGAGATGATATACGTACATTACCAAATGGTAGTGGATATATGTATCTTCGCATGGCAGTTAGAAAAGTAATAGATATGTTTCGTAATCTATGTGATAATTTTATTCTTATTGGTCATACTAAAGAAAAGATGATTAATAAAGAAGGAGAAGAATTATCAGAAATGGCACTAGATTTAGTAGGAAAACTGGGTGATATAGTATGTGGTGAAGCAGATGCTGTTGGTTATGTCTATCGCAAAAAGAATGAAACTATTATATCTTTTGAAGGTGGGGATAATTCAGTAAGAGAAGCTAGAGCTCCTCACTTACGAGGTAAGAAGATAGTTATCGCAGAAAGCGATGAAAATAATGTTATTAATGTTCACTGGGATAAGATTTATTTAGACGAGTGTGCAGCCTGATTTAAAAACTTGAAAATATTGAAATTATGACATATAGTAAAGAACGTGCAGCAAGTATTAGCAAAAGTGATATTAAGTATATTCCCGCTGGTATTATTGAAAATGTAGTATTGAAAAGTGTAAAAACAGAAGTTTCTCCGAATGGTAATCAATTCTTAGAAATTGTTTTTGAGAAAGATGGAGCAACATTAACTCATACAGAGTGGAAACCTACACTTGGTGGGTTTGTAACTACAGAAGAACAACTCCAGACAAAAATGGATAAGCAGTATTCTCGTATGTTGCAGATACTTAACTGTTACTATAAAGATGAAGAGCTTGACTTTAATGGAGAAAGCTTTGAACAGTTTGCTCAGTGGATTACTGATATGCTGAACAAAGTAGATAAGAGTAAAAAACTTAGAGCGAAAATAGTATACAATGATAAAGGATATACTACTTTACCTAATTATGCTAAGTATACTTTTATTGAACCTATGGAATTACCAGAAGGTAAATCATCTTCTATTGCTATGCTAAATATTGACCAATTTACAAAGCCTGTTGTAGCAGATAAAGAAGTAAAAAACGATAATCCGTTTAGTGCAACTTCATCTACTACTAATACACAAGCTTTTACAGATAAAACAGACGATCTACCATTTTAATATAAAGTAGATCATTATTAATAAATAAGGGTAGTGTAAAAGCTACCCTTATTCTTTTTTAATCATTAAAATAAATCATCATGGTAGAAATAGAACATATTCAAGATATAGAAAAAGATCAACCTGCAAAGTCTAGTGCGAAAGAGCAAAAATTAAAAGATCCTGTAGATGCAAATACGGAAACTCAAGATACTGAAGTATCTGAAGCTACAGAGCATGATAAACAGATTGAAAATCAAGAAGATAATACACCTGAAAATAATATTTTAGTTAATAGTAACACAAATGTTCATGATTTAAAACCTGGAAATAGATTTTATGGTAGTATAAAATATAACAATCCTAAAGGAAAACAACAAGCACGGCAAGGTATTTTCTTAATATTAACTTCAGAAGTAAAAGGAAAGAAAGGACAATCCAGAGAATATACTATGACAAATTGTACTGGACAAGAGTACAAAGTATGTAGTGGAGCTATTAAAATAGCTAATATAGCAGATCTCAAAAAGAAGAAAAAAATAGAGAAAAAAGCACTAGAACAATTTGGAAGTAAAACAGAAATCAAAGAATTGCTTAACAAATTAGAAGAAGAATTTAAAAAGAAAGAGGAAGAAGAAAAGGAAAAAGAAGAATTAAAGAAAATTCAATTCTCATTTAGTTCACTAGAACCAGAAGACAAGCTTAAAAGTTTAATTAAAGCAGGTATGAATAACATCTGGATGGTTGGTCCAGCTGGTTGTGGTAAATCAACTATAGCTCGTAATACAGCTAAAGAACTAGATATTCCTTACTTATGTATTTCTTGTGGTATTGGTACTTCTGCAACAGAATTTACAGGATATAAATATCCTACTCGTGAAGCAACTAAGTTTGCTGAATTCTATGCTAAGAAGTCAATAATCCTTATAGATGAGATGACTGCGCTCGATCCATCTGTAGCACAGGTTATTAATGCAGCATTGGCAAACGGTGAAATAGAGACTACTACAGGTACTGTTTTACGACATCCTGAATGTATCATTATTGCTACATCAAATACTTTTGGTAATGGAGCAGATCGTCAGTATGTTGCTAATAACCAACTAGATGCTTCAACAATTGACCGTTTTACTGGAGCAATAATTGAAGTAAATTACTCTGTTAAATATGAGTCACAATTTGATCACGAAGTAGTAGATTATATTTATTTACTACGTAATTGCATTAAAATAAATTCATTACGCCGTATTGCATCTACTCGTATGATTCAAGCAGCAGAAAAGATGAAGAAAGTAGGTATGTCAGACTGGAAAGATATGCTTATTATTAACTGGTCTGATACCGAAAAGAATATAGTAAAACAATATATTCAAAAAGTAGAAGAAAATAAAACTAGACAAAGTGTTGATTCAACAATTGAATTTATACGTAACCGTTTTTCAAATTCTACTTCAACAATGGAACTTAAAACAGCAGCGTAATGAAAAAACTGAATTTAAATATTAATATAAATTCATTAGATGAATTTTACAGAGAATGTGACAATATTGAAGGAGGTAATCCTGCTGAAATAAATAATATTGAAAATAGCGATGATCCTTGTTTTAGAGGATTATCTATAGCAGAAATACATGATTCTAAATATAGTTATACCAAAGGTTTAGATAATTTAAAGAAAATAGAAAAGGATATAAATCTAGGAGGTCGTAAACATAAATATAAATACGATGATTCTGATGGAGATGATATGAACTTTGATCGGTACATAGAAGGTCTACCTTGCCTAAAGAAAAGAATACCTACACATGGTATAGGTACTGGTAAGTTCGTTAAGCTTCATATTTCTATATGTGAGAATTGCTGGTGTTCAGCTCAAGCTCTTATGGTTCGTGCATATACCGCTATGAGAATTATAGATATGCTAGAATCTCAAGGATACCGAGTACAAATATCTGCATATGCAGATAATGAAGATCCTGGTTATTTTAATGAAGAACCTATAGGATTTCTTGGAGTTGAAGTTATAATTAAAAAGTTTGAAGATCCTTTAATTAAAGGACAAATACTTACAGCAATATCTCCTTGGTTCTTTAGATACTGGATGTTTAAATTCTGGAATGCTAAATTTAAAATGAATTGGGGATACGGACATTCAGTTAGACCAATGAAGAAAGAAACAACTTCTGACATCTACATTCAGACAGGCGAAGCTTTAACTGATGAAGATGCAGAATCAACTATAGAAAGAATATCGAAACTATTTAATAAAGAAGAATAGTTTCAACTACTAGGAGGATCTGTAACAATCCTATATGGCACTATCAATTTAAGGATATTAGATAATTTATGGAAGCGTGAGCCTGCACAGCAGAAATAAAAATCTATCTCTGGATAGGCGTGGTTCGATTCCACGACTAGTAGCAAACTAAAACAGATTGCATATGTATAGTAGAAAGCGAGCAAAACTCCCAGATAATATTACTCTAGATTGGATACTTTCTAAAGTAACAGAATATGATATATATGCAAAATATATAGGTCAATTTAAAGTAGGTATGATATATAATAGTCCATTTAGGAAGGATAAAAATCCATCCTTTGGTATTTACTATAGTAAACGTACTAAACAACTACTTTTTAAAGATCATGGAACAGGTGAATGTGGTAATGTAATTAAATTTGTGTCATTATTTACTGGTAAAACAGAATATAATGATATATTATCTGATATAGTAGATAAGTTAAATATTACTAACAACACTAAACTCGTTAGCTCTAAGCAATATATACCGTCAACTGAAACAGTAATTGGTGTAGTACGTCAGGAATTTACTGACGTAGATATCAATTACTGGAAACAGTTTAATATTTCTATAAATACTCTAAAGAAATTCAATGTAAATAGTATTAAATATTATTTATGTAACGGAATAGTAAAGGGTACTTATAAACGAGAAAATCCAATGTATGCATATAAGGTCTATAATAACTTTAAGATATATAGACCATTAGCAGATAAATATACTAAGTGGAGAAACAATCTTACAGACTATGATATCCAAGGCTATGAGCAGTTGCCTCAGAAAGGTGATATACTATTTATTACAAAGTCTATGAAAGATGTTATGTGTTTGCATGAAATGGGTTATCCAGCAGTTTCTCCATCTTCAGAGAGTACATTTCTACCTAAAGACGTATTAGAGCAACTTAAGACGCGTTTTAAGCGTATTATAATACTATTTGATAGAGACGTAGCTGGAGTAAAAAGAAGTCGCAAATTAAGCCGAGAAACAGGCTTAGAAGCAATATTTATTAACAAAAAATTCAAAGCTAAAGATGTATCTGATGCTGTTAAAGCAAATAGCTTTGAAGAAATAAAAAATTGGTTAAATGAAACTATTAAAAACTATAGGTAAAGTAATAGCATTACCTTTTGATTTAGCTCTAATACTTGGAAAGTTATTATTGATTCCAATCAAATTAGTAAGTGTATTGTTGCATGGAGAATTTATTGAATGGAATAAAAAACGTAAGTTTATAGGAAATTCAATTAAAGAAATGTTTAAAGCTTTCAAATATAATAAAGATTATTCTTTCTTATATTCAGTAGGATTTACGGATGAAAATGGTAATTTTTCTGAAAGAATTGAAACGTTTAAAATAACTAGTGATAGTATGCAACATTATATTAATTATGCTAAAACAAGTCTTAAACAAGAAAGTGCGTAATGCTACTAAACAAGAAATAGATGGAATAGTATTTCGATCTAAATTAGAAGCTTATACATATTAGAAACTAAAGGAAGCAGGTATATCAGCTGAATATGAACAGCATAGATATACTTTACTTCCTAAGTTTGTATATAATAACTCTACAGTTAGAGCTATTACTTATTTACCAGATTTTGTAGGAGATGGTTTTGTTATAGAATGCAAAGGATTTGCTACAGATTCTTGGGCAAACAGAGAAAAACTATTCAAGTATTATTTAAGCTTGAATGAACCAGATACTAAATTTTATTTGGTAAAGAATAAAAAACAAGTTGATGAGTTAATCAACAAATTAAAATCTTAAATTTTCAGATTATGACAAAGAATGAATTTATTAAAATAGGAGAACAGATAATTGCAAAACCTAAAGGTGCTGATTATGATTTGATACCTGGTAAAGTATATGATCTGAGTTGGAATAGATGGGAAGATTCACCTATATTTAAGGAGAATGGTGAATTAAATCTACCAAAGAAAATCTATTCTACTAAAACTGATGACATATTTAAGAAGCGTATTATAACCTATTTTAATAAAGCAAATACAAATACTACTGGTGTAATGCTAGCTGGTACTAAGGGTACAGGTAAGACTGTAATGGCAAAAATATTAGCTAAGGAATCAGGTTTACCTATTATTGTAGTTAATCCTGATTATCCAGAAGGCAAACTTATTAAGTTTTTTAAGTCCTTTACTACTCCAGTGTGTGTTTTGTTTGATGAAGTTGAAAAGAACTTCAAAACTGAGTATATGCTAGATTTCTTAGATGGAGTTGAAAAGACTACACAGAAACTAGTAATTATGACTTGCAATGACTTAAGCCGAGTTAGTCAGTATATGCAAGATCGTTGTTCACGTATTCGTTATTTACGTCGATATTCTCCTGATGAAAATGCTGCATTCTTACCGATGTTAGCTGATGATTTTGGTATTAAGAACAAAGAAGAAGTAGTAAAATTCTGTAAAGAGAATATTAAACTACTTTCTATGGATAATATTGTTTCTTTCATGAGTGAAGTCAAAATGCTAGAAGATGAAGATATTAGTCTTCAGGAAATCATAAACATTATGAATATCTCTACTGAAAATATACCAACTAAAGTTAGTGATACTGTAGAATATGACGATGAGTATGATAATGAAGATAATGAATATAGTGATGATGATTACGAATGTTGTGATGCAGCATGAAAACAAATAAGGCTAGATATATTCTAGCCTTTTAACTTATATAAACATGAAAATATGCGGTATAAGTGATATACATGGTAATCTCATTGAGAATATACCTGAGTGTGATGTACTATGTATATGCGGTGATGTAGTAACATTAAATGTTCAAAGAAATATTGAAGCATCTAAACATTGGTGGGAAACAAAATTCATAAAGTGGGTAGATAAATTACCTTGTAAGAAGGTAATTATTATACCAGGTAATCATGATTTTTACTTAGAATATAAGTATAAATTAAATGAATGGGGTTCTTTTAAAGATAATATGCAAATTTTATCTAAAGGTAAATTAGTATTTCTTATAGATGAAATGTATATATATGAAGGTGTTAAATTCTACGGATCTCCTTGGATTAAACCAATTGAATTTCAAGAGGACAGATGGGCATTTAGTAGATTTGATACTTATGAAGATATACCACAATGTGATATACTACTAACACATGATAATCCATTTTGTAATGAAGCTCTAGATGTTTTCTCCTTTGGAAAGAGTAAATATCATTTATATGGACATTGGCATGATGGATCTAGTGACGTAAATTCTGGAAGATACAATTGTTCTAGATTGAATGGTTGTTATAGTTTTAAAAAGAATTATGAATTTGTAGTGTTAGATATTATGACAGAAAAAGAAAAGAAACAAGTAGAACAAGCATTCTTAGATAAACTTATTAGTCAAGCGTACAATAATAATGTAGCAGATTGGCTTAAGACATTTAAAGAAGTTGAACTACAACAAGATAAAGAAGATGAATTAGTTTGGGATACTTCAGCAGAAGTTCCTGAGTCAGCTGTAATTAGCGACATGGAGGATTAAGTATGAAAGTAGAAGGAATTGTTACAGATAGTGAACGTATTGCAATTGAAGCAATGTTCAATAATGTTATTGATAATACTATAGAAATACAAGCTATAGAAGAAAAAGTAATTATAGAGTATGTTAAAGAATAAGATGGATATTAGTATTCCTTATTACGAAGATAATAGCAGAGTAAGTAATTCTGCAATAGGATGGTTTATTAAAAGAGGTCCTAGGTATTTTCGTGATATGCTTGATGGAAAAGAAGAGGGAATGAACTTTTCTTTTCTTGAAAAAGGAACTATGATTCATGAATATTTACTTCAACCAGATGAATTCTGGAAAGATTATATTATTCTTGATTTTGCAACACCTAAAGTAAAACAGCAAAAGGATTTATTAGATGAGTATCATAGACTTATGCAAGTAAATCCATTAGAATCTCAAGATAAGCTTAAACTATCTGCTTATAAAAAAGCTTATAGTAATAAGAAATCTGATGAGAAATGTATTGAAGAAGCTGAAGGTCTTATTATGATTTATCAAGATTACTTAGAATACTTGAGTAAGAAAGATGATAATAAGAAGATAATTAGCTTTGCTGATTTACAAATGCTTAAGAAGATTAAGGAAAATATTCAGAATCACAAGAAAGCAAATGAATTGCTTTTTAATTTACCATCTACTTTTGAAACTCATAATGAATTTCATATTAACTGGCAAGTTAATAGAATCAATAATATTAAATGTAAATCTTTACTAGATAGAGTATGTTTTGATCATGTTAATAAGAAGATAATTCTAATTGACTTAAAAACAACTGTAAATGTCTATGATTTTGCACATTCTGTAGAAGAATATGATTATTACAGACAAATTGCTTATTATGGATTAGCAATTCAATGGTATATGCAAGAGGTATTAAATCTTAATTCTGAAGAATATGATTTTGAAGCATATATTATTGCTATAGGTAAAGATTCTGAAAATCAAATTAGAGTGTTTAACATGAAAAATGATAAAATACTCAGTGAGAAAGTTGATTTAATTAACAATTCTTTACAGAAAATTTCATATCATATCAGTACAGATCAATGGGATCACTCGGTAGAATACTACGAAGGTGATGGTGTTGAAAAACTATAATAAATGCTTAATATTTTTAAGTGATTTTATAGAAGCGAAGATATCTTACTTTGATTGTCCAGCATTTGTAAATATGTATACAAATTTAAAAGGAGACAATTCTGAAGGAAAATTATATTTAGTTTATAAGTTTAGTAGTCATTATGAACTATCTAAAAAAATAGAGGAAATCAGTTGTAATAAAACATATTATAACTGGTTTCCTTATACTATAAATAAACAATCTTATATTGTCTTTTCATTTAAAGTTAGTAAAGATAAAATACAAGAATTAGAATTCTGTAAAAAAGGTAGATTTACTGATAGTTATTTAGATGTAAAAGATTTAGTTGTTATTTGGAAAGACTACTTAGATCAATTTGATGATTTGCTTAAGTCAAATGACTTTTGCTCTGATTATACTTGTACTTGTTAAAAATAAAAGGCTGGAAATAATCCAGCCTTTTTCATTAATCAGAATCTCTATTTGCAATTTGAGTTTCGTAATATCTTCTTTTAGAAGGTATATCCTATAATTCCCATATATTTTTAAACGGAGTTATTTTCATTCCAAATTTAAAAGTAGGAGAAAAACCTTTATAAGCGCCTCTATCTATTTTTTCATCTTCATTATTAATCAGATTATGTACCCATGCTGGTACAGTAGAAATTAATCCAGAAAAGTTATCATAATAACTATAAATGGGGAATGGAGTTTTGATAGTTGAGATAGCGTCTTGGATTGCCCAAGGGGTAGAAGACATCATAGTTTCAAAATCTGTTCTTACTAAAGCAAAAGCTAATAATTGTTTTAATATATTATCTTTATCATCATCTGCCCAAGCCTTTGCTATTGGCATTAAGAAGAAATGCAATATATGTACACCTATTAGTTCTAAAGATAATTGTCTTATTACTCTACGCTAATCGTATGTAGAATTCTACATATACTTCTACCATAAACTAATATTCCTAGTATCTCTTCTTATTGCAGAAATAATACTAAAAGGAACTCTAAACAAAGCCTCTTTATATCTTTGAGAACTATAATCCCATTGTCTATTCTATACCCATCTTTCTTGAAGTATAATAGGCATAAACTGTCTATGCATCATTACTAAACTTCCTATAATATTACTACTTAACATAGTTTTCTATAGTGGAGTAAGCTAACCATCAGCAGATTGAGCTAAATTTCTAGCAGTGTTACCAATGGTTTCTTTTTTAGCATCCCAGGCTTTTTGATAAGCAGGGTCTTTAGTTACAATATTACCGTTTTTATACTCTACTAAATCTCTAGAGGATCTAAATGTGTTCCATTGATTTAACATTACTTCGTCGTTACTATATTTACGTTTAAATTCTTCGCTACTAAGAAACTCTCCATTTACGTATCTATAGTTGTACATAACAGAATTTAGAATATGACCTTTTACAACATAATCACTTAAAGAGTATACTCCAAAAGCCCAGTTTCTAGCTATTTGTTTTTGAAAAGTAGATAGATTAAGTCTGTCTGTTTTTATTTCAGCGCCCACTTGAAAATATTCCATTAGCTTCATCTATGTACTATTATGATAATCACTAAGTAAACTAAAATTGTTTTTAAATAAGTCTACAATTAATGCTTTTGTTCCATTAAGACTATCACTAAAACTATAATATCTACCAGAAAGCGAATTAATTATATCATTATAGACTGCTGTAAAAAAACCCGTAGTAGCACATATAATGTTTAAACCTAGATTTACAGTAGTTCCTAATGCTTTTAATCCTAGCATTAATTTAGTAAAATTAACTTTTCTAGGTTTTATATGACCTTTAAATCCTAGTATAGAATAATCTCTTTCTTTGATATCCCATATAGCAGATTTAGTCTTAATGTCATATATATTCATCTCTACGAAACTTTTAGCAAACTTATATATATTAGATTCCTGCCCTTTTTTACTCCTTCCTCTGTACTTACTTTTGACGTCTCGATTACCTATAAATTGTAGGATAGCTTCTGTTTTAGGTTTGAGTTCACTTTTTATTCTAAAGTTTTCAGCCATTTTAAAATACTCTACTATAGAGCCAACAGTATTAGCTGTAATAGTAGAAGGATCATCCAGACTTTTAACATAATTCTGTGGAACAAAATATAATTTATCTGTGCCAGTATCTACTGTTTCATCGTTTAAACCAGTATCGTCATTTCTAGTAGATACTTTATCTTTCCAATATTCTTTAAAACCTTCAAAACCTCTAGCTCTAACATATCTCCACATAGAACCTGATATTTGTGGCAATCTATATGAACTTAAATTAGTAAGATTAGTAAGTTTGCTATTTGATTCTTTAAGAGTATTCACACATTCTTTGTATAATTCATGTAAATCTTCATTTGAAGATACTTTATTAAATGCTTCTGAATTATCGTATAGTTCTAATTTAGGCAAATAGTATTCTCCCTAGTCTTCAACTTCTGGTTTGTAGTTCTTATTAACAAATGGAGAATTCTAATCTACCTCTGAAAAGTAAATAGATGGCTGTTCTTTAAGTATATATTTTTCTTTCACTGGAACAACTGTTGTAAGATAAGATTTAGGATATATATTACCTTGACTATCTCTATTACAATGTGTCATTTCAAATTCTGCTAAAGTTCCATTAGCAATAGCATCAGCTCTAAGTTTATAGAACAGCTTAGACGGTATCACTTTAGCTATATCGTTAAATTTTAATTCAGTAGTTTTCTTTTTACCGTTTCTTTTTCTTATCCTATATAAATCTACATCTATTTTATCTAATTCAGCTTGAGCAACTCCTGGTATTAACTTTTCAATTTCATGTGTCTTATCATCTCTAAATTGTTTAAGTATAGCTCTTTTTCTTTCTTGCAACTATTCATATAGCTTTTTATCTGATTCATTGTTTATTTCAGATCTTTCTACTTTAGAAAGATCATCGTAGAATTCCTAAGTATACTCATCTCTAGAATTATACTATAACCATCTTTGATACTGAGCTTCAGATAAACTCGCTTTTTTTTCAGCCTTGATTTTATCAAATAATGCTTTATTTGATTTTAAAACCATACCTTTAGACAATTTATCATTTAATGCGGCTAGTTCTACAGCTATTTCATATTCTTCACCTTGCTTTAATTTTCCATCTATACCATATATACTAGCTAACTATTTTTTTTCTAGATATAAATCCTTTAGTTTACTTTGGTTTTCTTCTGATAACTTACTTGTATCATAGAATCCGTTAACATCTTTTACCGTATCTAGCAATTTGTGTATTTTTATTTGTACTAATTCTCTAGCATCAGCGGCTAAAGGTGATAGGTTATTAAATAGCTCATAGTATTCAGGAGTATATTTTCTTTCGCAATGTTCTGATAACCATTTATTTTTTCTTTTATTATACTCTGTACGTATAGTTGGATTTACAGAACGTAAATCATCTACATCTAACATGCCTAAATCACTTCTGAGCTACTTTAAGAATTGTTTATAGTCATTATTAAATCTACCGTAGTTTCTTTTTCTGACTAGATATCCAGTAGGTAAACCATTTTCATCAAGCTCTACTAATTTTTTTTGATTAAAAGTACCAGCTTTTTTTAATAGTTCTGTTAGTTTATTATACTTTTCGTAAGTAGCTCTATTAACTTCAAATTCTGCATTTTGAGTTATATGAAATAAAGCTCTAATGGCTTCGTCATTAATTTTATCTCCAGCTCCTACCCAAGCAGTAATAGCTAATATGTCTTTACCTACTGTTTCTTGATGTTCCTATATATAATTTTCTATAGTTGGACTATTAACAGATATACCAATTCTTCTAATTTCTTCAGCAGACTACTTAGTAATCATATTATTAACATTGTTAGCTCCTACATTTAGGATAGTCTGCATTCTTTTTGCTTCCTTTAATAAATTTCTATATAGATTTTCTCCAACTATATATTTATATTCTTCTGTAGCAGATAAAGTATTAACACATTCATCTAGCATTGGACAATAAAAATTAAAGAAATCTTGTTTTAAATCCAACAGCTACTTTAGTGTCATTTTATCCTACACTCCATTTACCACATCTCTGATTTGTCTTATGGTAGATAATATATCATATTTAGTACTATATATAAAGTTAGTTATATTCTAAATTCTATCTACTGTCCTATTTTCTAATTCAGATATTTGTAATGTTAAAGCTGCTTTAAATTCATCTGTAACATTGGTGTCTTTTTTATTCAGAGTATATAATCTAGCTTTAAGACCATCGTGTATTTTTTGTATTACTCTTTCTAATTCTTTTTCAAGATTTTCTTTAGTAGCATAATCATATTTATCAAAATACTATCTGTATGCTTCTATATATTCTTGTACATCTTGTTGATACCTTTCATCTAGACTATTAGTTAAGTAATACTACAATGATTCATCTAGCTCTGATCCCTTTGTTCTACTATCAGAAGCGGAAAAAGAACCAGTATTATCAACAGATTTAATTTTAGATGTATCTAATTCTGTTAATTCTTTAGTAGAATCATATTCTGGATCAGAAACAAACACTCTATCTCCATCAAATTCTGTAATAATAGGTTCACCGTTTTCATCTATAGCTGTAGATCCTTCAAACCACATACTAAACGTTTCTGTAAAGGTTTTAGCTTTTCCTTTTATAGCAGCAGCTCTGTCTCCATTATAATACTACAGTAAGTCTGAAAATAGCTTAGATGGCTTACCATCTTTTGTCTAATCAATAGGATTACCATTGTTTTCATTCCAGATATGGTAGGCGCCAATTTCGCCTACCAATTCTTTTAATTCATTAAATTCTTTTAGGACATTCTTATCACTAAAATTTGGACATATAATCATAATTATTTACCTTTACAGTTTTTATAAGCTTCATCGTTAAATTTCATATCTTGAACAGTATCAGTCCCAGTATTCATATCTGTAATTATATCTTGTACCTATTCATACTGAGTAATACCAGCATTTAATATAGAATCAAAGTATGGACTTTCTCCAAACACATCATCAGTTATTTCTGTAAAATTCAATACATCGTCACTTATTATAGTCTAAGTTCCATCTTCCATATCTACTTGCATATCTGATAACGTAACAGAATCATCTTGTCCTACCGTTATTGTAGAAATTTGTTCGTCTACTTCTCCATAAGTAGTAGAAGACTAAGTATCTTCTGTATTATGTATTTCATTAGATGCTTCTAAATCTGAACCTACTGTTGTAACTTCCGGCTCTTCCAAACTAACTGTTTCTTGTTTTTCTACAGTATTAATTACTATAGCATCTGAAGATTCATACACTAAAGTGGTATGATTTTTATTTGTCATAGGTTCAAAAAATTTCTAGACTAATTGTTCTATTTGTCCATTGTTCCAAATAGCTTCTTTAGGTAAAGCGTTTTCTTCAAATGCAGATTGTTCCCCAGATTGTTTTTGATATTCATAGTAAACTTTTCTATCATCTTTAGTACCTAAAGCTGGTATAATTTTATATACAGATTGTTTTGTATTTTTTACTGGATCACCATTTTCATCAGTTTGATATACTGTTGCTACTTTCTGATACAATATATAACTATTGATGTCATTAGGATTAAGTTGAATCTTAATAAACGGTTGATTAGCTCTCCAACTACTAAATACTGCTGGTATTGGCTTAGATTCGGGTTTTATTTGAACTAATGTACCATATTTATTATCGTAATTACTTAATTGATATGGTTTAACTATCTTATCGTTTCTATAAGCGTTTCTAGCTATTTCTGTAAATAACTCTGTAAAGTTATTATTCTGCATGTTTTCAGAATTAAAACCAAAATAATCCATACCTACTAATTTATCATTATTAAGTATTTCTATAGCAGCTTTAATTGCATCTGAATAACCTTTTTGTTTCTTCCAAGCAGTAGTTATTACATCGAAGAATGCATCAGTACTTCTATTATCGAAACTAGTTAAGTAAGCATACACACCTAATCTATTAGCAAATTTTCTTATACCTTCATCTTCACAGTCTAGTAGATCTTGATATGCTGACAATAATCTATTTTCATAAGTAGCAGTATTAGTTAAAGCATTATCTGCTGTTACTATTCTATCGTATTTCTAGTTAGTACCATCAGATGCATATTCTTGTAGATAGTTAAGTAACTCATTCTTAATATGACCATTGAACGCAATTGCTGGTAAATCATTACGTTTTCTTAAATCATTTTTAATCTAAGTTAACTTTTTAGCCATACTTTTAGGTCCTCTTAACATATTAAGGAACTTCTTATCACTAATATTAAAGTCCTCAACTGCATTTACTACAGCTTTAGTTCTTAGTGAAGTAGTTAATATTTTTGATAATTCAGCTACAGTATTTTTATCTGAAGAATTACCTAAAAAGAAGTCACATGCAGCATTAAATATTGTCTTATATCCTTTTGTAGCTTCTATAATTTGACCGCTTAATAATATTCTAGGAGTATTTATACCAGCGTCTAATTTCTGTTTAAGGAATGTAGAAGATAAGTAATAATTTATAGGTTTTTCTATGTTATCAGCTCCATTTATATAGAACCTACTTTGATAATTATCTATATATCTATTTAATCTACGTTTGAAATTTAACTGTAACGGTAAGGTATTACCAAATTTCTTAGTATCAATCTATGATAATTGAACTAAATTTGATAAAACTTCTGTATCTGAAGACAAATCTTGATAAGCTCTAATAGATATGACTTGTTGATATAATCCATTGACTTCTTTTGGTTTTTTTAACGCTTCAGATGCTACTTTCTTATCAAACACATCATTATAATTGACCTCAACAGCATCATATCCTTCTATAGATGGAAGTGAATATTCACTAGCTAAACTATTATAATACTATGCATACTTTGCTTTATTAGAATCACTATCATCTAATGATACAATCGCTTCTCTCAAAGAAGTCATATATTCTTTAGCTATAGATTTAAGTTTATCTCTTTCAGTTATTCCTTTTTCTGCACCTATTATACCTTTACTTTCTAACATTTCTTTAGTAAACCTACGCAATGCAGGTTGGGCTAAGAAGTAGAAAGTATTCTCACCTTTACCACCTCTAATGAGTAGAGAAGTCATATTATAAGTAATAGAGTTTACGTTCAAAGCCATAATATATGGGTCTTTCGCAACGTCCACGTGGGCGTTAATCAATGCTGATAACCAGTCCATAATACGTTGATCATCTTCTCCATATACCTAATCTAACTGACCTAAGTTATATCTATTAGCATTAGAATAATTGATACATAGGTGAGTAAATTGAGTTAACGCATGATTAGTAGAGTTAAGTGCAAATGGAGCAATACCAGCTTTACCACCAGTATACTCTGTCTTTCTAGAAAGCTAGAAAGAAGGAGCTAATTCATACATAGGATTTACTTCTACAGTATTTTTTGGTTGAACTATTGGAAGAATCTGCTTTTGAAGAATCTTTGTTAATGTATCAATAGAAGCTCTAGTTTCAGCAATATTAGTAAAGTCAGTCAGTACTAATGAGTAATTATCTAGCAACTTATTAACATAACCTTGTTCCGATTTTTCGTCTGAACTTACTCTTTTACCATCTTTATATGTATATGTAGCTAGATAAAGTTTATCAACGTCGAAGTCAGAACCAGTCATAGCTGTAAATTCTTCAGGAACTATAATTGTATCACCAATAGTAGTTGGCATAATATCAGCTACTTGGAACGAGAACATTGAAGACAAACCCTATGTGGGAATACGATATCCTATACCATAAGGTTTAGATTCTACTTCTACACCGTCTACTATTCTGCTACCTATTATACCATTGTCAATCAACCATTTACGTTTATTATAAAAACTTGCATTTTTAAGTTCTTCTGGTAATATATCTCTAAAGAAGTTTTCACTAAGTATAACTTGCATATGACCTTCTTTAGCTAAGAATTTTAATTTCTTTCCTTGATTAAAAGCTGAACCTAATTCTGCATCAGTTTTTACACTTCTACCAACAGCTTCATATGCAAATGAAGACATCTGAATAGCAGAACCACCAGGAGTATTTACATCTACTACTGCTTTATTGACAAAAGAAGTTATCTTAGTTTGAATCCAATCTCTAATACTTTGAGCTTCAATTGGTACTATAATATTTCCATTTTCATCAACTGTTAAATTGGCAATTATTTCAGCAGACATACCTGAATTTGTAGCCTATCTCTAAAGATAATTTACTATTTTGCGATTATCTACTTTGCCATTAGTAAAGAACTCTTTTTTTATTTTATTCTAACCTATTCTGGATAGTGAGTTAATAGCATCCATAATGTTCTTCTTAATTTCAGAACCTTTTACAGCTAATCCTTTATTTTCTCCATAAGTACGAGTATCTACTACGTTAGCAAAACCAATTTTAATAGCTTGTGTACCAAATGATCTTTCAAGGTGTTCGTGTGGATCAGTATTTAACTGCAACCTAATTTGAGTTAAATCCTAAGTATATGTTGCCAATCCTTTACCAGAAATGCCGTCTATATCACTATTAGATGTTAATTCAGATAAGTTTACTTTACCATCTTTATAGAATGATAACTTCTTTCTACCACCAACTTTAATAGCTGATTCAAACGCTACCATGTCTATATAACCTTTACTAGCATCATTCATACGATCGTATAAATATTTATTATCAGCTTTAGCAAAAGTCTTAAATAGTGGGAATAAAGCCATTTTATCAAATGTGTTTACATTCATACCAAGAGTCTAATCAAAGTGATCACCAAAGTAAACCATTTTAAGAGGTTGTGTGATAGCTTTAATTGCTTTTTGATACTTCTCAGTATCACTCAACCAGCTATCATCAGACTCCATAATATTATAAGCTTCTTCGATTTCAGGACTCCATTCTCCTAAAGACTTCATCAATCTCTTATAGAACTCTGGTCTGATGTAAACAGCAGCATCTGCTTGATTAATTTCTCCGTCAGCATATGGTTTAGCGCTATTTTTAGCTTGTTGTTCAATAAACTTAATAGCATCTGGATTCTTTTTACGTAATCTACCTAATGTACTTTCTATAGCATGATCGTCCTTAACGGCATTTAATGCTTGCTAATCAGTAACACCAAACTCTTTTTGGAACATATCCTTTATTAAGGATTTTCTAAACATACTATATAATGTATCATATACTGTAGATCCTATTTCATTATCTGATAACTATAATACTTGGAATTTAGAATCACTTCTATCTTCCTAATCCTTAGTATCTCCCCATTTAGTTCTCAAGTTTGTTCCAGTAGACAATACTGAAGATAGACGTTTAATTTTATCTACATCTCTACCAGTTATCATATAATAAGCAGAATAACTTGATTTATCTCCATCTGGGTCATGTTTATCTATCCAAGCTTCTAATGTTCTTTCATCTGATATAACAGGCACAAATGAATCATCATTGGGCTTATATACCATAAGTTCTTTTTGCCATTTATATAATGCTGGATCTCCAGTAAAACATTTCTCTATTTCTATAGTAGAAATCGCACTGTTGATGGCATGTGAAGCTATGATAGAGTATATCACATCTGTTCCTTTATCTCTACTATCAGTTTTAGAACTTATTTTTTCAAATTCTTCTACAAAGTTTATAGGTATATACTTATTACTTAAGTCTTCACCTATTACACCTAACTCTACAGCTTTTGATATTTCATTATTTACATAACCTACTAATAAATCATTGATAGCTTCCTTAATTACAGTATCGTTATCTAATGCCTATTTGATTACATTAAGAATATCTTGTATAGATTGTGAGTCATTAGAATATTCTGCTTTAGCTAGAATTTCATTTAAATTATAAGTATCACCATTAATGGTTATCTTATTAAAATATCTAAATCTTCCACCATTACCATCAGCGTATTTACCTTTTTTACTACCATAGTAATTACCAACAGATAGATTGGGATTATCTATAACACTTTGTTTAGTAGCAAAATACTTCTATATAGCATTATATTCATCTCTTAAATATCCTTTGAATATATTTAAAGTTCTATCTGAGAATCTTCTCTTTTGATCCTAAAATATAACTCTAGTTATATCTCCGTTTTCATTGTATTCGTAATCAGTGATAGCTGTAGATGGTAAGAAATCCTTGACCATTTGAATACCACTTATAGTGTGCCATGTCTTTTTATCAGACATAGTAGGACAAAATAAGTGATTATTAAATCCAAATGTCATTTTAGATAAGTAATCCTCTATAGGAGATATACCAAAGTAATCACGATTAGTGTTTTGCAGATTCTCTTCTAAGTTTAGATAAGTATTTAATTTAATTAAATCAGCATTACTATTTATAGACTGTAACAACAAAGAATTTGCAGAGTAAGGATTTTTACCTAATAATTCTCTCTTACCATTTAAATTATATTTCAACCATCTTATTTGGTCTGACATATAATTATTCTCTGTAATAGGATATACTAGATTACCATCCGCTCCAGTTACACTAAATTCTTCTGGAGATGGGTGTGTTCTACCCCAAGCTATAGCCATTAGATTTATCTAAGCATCTGGTTTTCTACTAGTGAATATTCTATCAAATGTTCTAGCAGTTTCTCCACTTCTGGATTTTATACTACTTGTACCTCTAATTGCAGCTATGTTAATATTATTTAATATACTTTTAGTTAAAGAAGTACTAGCATTTGCAGATCTCCAGAAATTCTCAAATGATTGCATGTTAGGCTAACCAGTTCCATTAGTAAGTAAATAGTCTAATGCTAAATCGTCCATATTAATAGATAGATTATTACACATATCTATAAAGCTAGATCTAACTTTAACATAATCATCCAAAGTTTTATCTTTCTTTTTTAATACATTATCTATAAATATTTTATGTTTCCATACAGCAGAGTGAAACTTATCTTGATTTATAGTTCTAGTACCATCCTCATTAACATCAATTAAATCTGACAAGAAGAACTATTGCGACCATTTCTTTGGTAATCTACTTATCTTTCTATATACATCAGAATTCTGAATTCTCCATTTTAATTTATTAGAATATTCTTGTGTAGCATATTCTATTTGTTCATCAGATCCTCTCTGTGCAAAAGGTATCTGCTTTCTTTCTACAATTATTGCAGTTAAACTATTTTTTGCACTTTTAACTGTATTTAATATCTGAGTCTAAGTGACTTCATCAATAGGATCATCTTTTGAAGTTAACTTATTATATACAGTCATAAAGAACGGATCTACTTTACCAAGATTATAACACTTATCTACTAAGTCTAAATAACTTTCAACGTTCCATAGATTCTCTAATATCTTATTCCACACAACATTGAAATCTTCAGATCTAGTAGTCATCAACAAGTCATCTTCCTCTTCTACTAAGTATTTATTACCTGTTTCTGGATCAAATTCGTATTTAGTTTTAGGAATAGAATAAAAGAATAGTTTCGCTTTGAAAGCTACATTGGCTTTTTTACTTATTGTATAACTTTCTTTATCCCAAGTATTATCAGGATTATCCCCAAGTTCTCTTTCTTCTCTTTCTTGTTCTTCTGATTCTTCAGTATTCTTTTTGATAATACTAAAGTTTCTTAAATAATCATCTATTTGCTTCTTAAATACTTCTTTATTATTGATTACATCTTTGATAAGTTGTTCTTGAGATTCATCATACATTCCTAACTCTAAGTTAGTAGTTAGAATATCATCGAATATATCATTAATCTTCTTAGGTAAACTTTGTAAATCTTCAATGCTACTAATATTAAATGTATCCATTACTGTAGCATTTAAAGAATCTACTACTGCGTAGAAAGTAGTAGCATCTGCTATAGAAGCTATTTTCTTTAATTCTTTATCCTCTACTCCTGGAACGTAATAGTACAACGTACCGCCAAATCTTTTTTCAAAATCTTCTAGTACAGACTTAGATGGTTTATATTTTGAAAACTCTCCTTTACGTATTTTATTAAATAAAGTTCTTACTAAATCTCCATTCCTAGTAATACCTAATACTTTAAGTATTGCATTAAATAATTTCTTAATTCTATATGCTATAGATGGTTTAGTTTCATTTAGCATATATTGTCTGAATTCTTCAGCAAGAGCCTCTTCTACTTCTTGTTTAGAAGCATCCTTTAAATATGGATATTGTTTTACGTAATCTTGATATACTTGTTCTCTAAGCTTATCATTTATTAATAACTAACTTACATAATGGAAACCTTCATGGAATTCTACTCCTTGCCCAGATTGTTCTGATAAGAATATTCTAGCTGCTGTATCACTACTAAGTCTATCCATACATACTTTTAAAGCACCATATACTTGTGGAGCATTAGCCATTCTAAATACTGCTTCTGAAGTAACAATATCTGATTTGTCAATGCCCAGTTTGTCTTGCAACCACTACCTAGCCTCATCCACATTTAATTTACCTTCACCTTTTACTTGTGAAGTTAAACCCCTTTTAGCTAATCTCTGAGCAGCTTGCAATTTACCATTTCTACGAATTACTTGCCATTTACCAGTTTTATATTTATATTGAGGAGAATTAGCTTTCATCCAATCTTTAATCTATTCTTCAGACCAATTCTCATCAGTAGAAACATATTCTATACCTGTAGTAGAAATAGGTTTATTATCTAATTTTACTTGTTTATTGTTAGTTTCCTCTACCTTTTTCTATGCTGATTTCTATACTGGCTATTGTTTGCTTGCACTAGCTAATTCTGTTTCAGTAACTTGTGGTACAGCTACTCCGTCTGTATATATGAAAGGAGCTCTATATATAGTATCACCTAAGTCTGTTTCAATTTTACCAGTGTTAATTAACCAAGTAAGTAAAGACACTGGTCCTTCATCAGTACCTATTCCTAAGTCTTCTCTAGTAAAAGCTAATTGCTCTAAACCTGCTATCTTAAATTGTTTAGCATTTGGATACTATTTAAAGTAAGAAGTGGCTAGTCTAACAATACTATTTGGTATAGGTTCCAATAAAGCATACTTATCTGTATTCCAATGCAGATCTTTAGCTATTTTTCTTATAGCTAATTTATGCTGAGATTCTGAAGCTCTGCTAGGATCAAATTCTACTTTTATGTGTCTACCATTAGAATTTCTTACAGCAAATTGTATATGCGTATTACCTTCTTCAGGATGATAATACAACATTTTATCCATTAGAAATGGATATTTTTCTCCAACTTCATCACCAATAATGGTTTTGGAACCATTATTAACAATAATATCAAGCACATCTTGCTCAGCTCCACCAAGTTTTACTTTACCAATTAATAACTTATATGCTAATTCAGCTAAAGAATTAACCTTACCATCTTTTCCCAATTCAACTTCATCTCCATAAATATCATAATCTAATTTATGTATAGACAATTGAATAGGAGCTATAGAACCATTAGGTGTTTGTTCTGCTTTTGGGAATATATATAATGCTCCAGATTTACCAACACCATTACCAGCTAATTCGTCATTGGACCCTAATTTGCGAATTACAAAAGTTTCAGTAACAAAGTCTTTTACAGAACCAGTACCATAACCAATTTGCAATTCCTTTACTTGTTGGTCTAACTTTCTTACGTTATTTTGTTCTAATCCAAAGTCATTAACTTCTGTAAGTTTACGTCTTACAGGAGCTCCTTCTGGAGATTTTTGGTTATTAAATTCTCCATTACTTATTCTTAATTTAGCCGGTTTAACAGACTTTATAATAGTAGTAGGTATAGTTTTATTACTACCAAGGTAAGCATTTACTATCTGTTGCCTAATTTCTATTAACTTTTCTTTCTGCTTTTGTAACTACTGAACTTGTTCAGAATTATAATTACCAGATGCTATTTCTTTATCTACATAATCTGGAGTTCTTAGAGAAGCTATCATTACTCCATCAGTATCTTCTAATACTAAGTGAATAGCTTGCATATATGGAGAAGTGTCTCCGTATCTATGGTTAGTTACTATATAATAAGCATTTACAGAATTTATCCAACCGTTCTTTAAAAGTCTTTTAGATAATTCTTTTCCTGGTAATACAGGTATTACTTCTCCTTTACTATTAGTAAAAGTAATAGGTTTACCATTCACAGTAATATTCATTGGAGATGCAGCATCTGGTTGGAAGAAAAACGTGTTAGAAACATGTTTTACTTTCTATACCTTTCTATTACTCAATGCATCAGAGTTATTAGTAACAGTTTCAGGTTTCATATTAGCGTAGCCAGTTTCTCCATATACTTCAGTAGAAGTATCTTCTAGCATTTGAGCTTCTGCTGCCAATACTTCATCAGATATAAAAGTAGTTCCATCATTTACATATATACCTCCATCAACTATAGTTATAGTAGGAGCATCCTGAGCAGGCTTGCTGTCTTCTACTTGAGTTGGAGTTGGTGGTACTGGATTACTTTTATCTTTTGTATTAGTGTTCTGTTCTTCATTTGCTTCTTGAGCATCTGTAGCTACAGCAATTTCTGGTACTTCTTCAGATGTTTGTTCACTAACACCAGATACTTCATCAGGATTCTATAAAGTTCTGTTACGTATATCTTCCTATTCTAGTTCTTGTGGAGAAGGTGTACTATCTTCTACGTAACTAACATCGTCTACAGTTACATCAACTTTTTCTTCTCTGGCTATAATATCCTGTACTTCTTTTTCTGGCTATTGTATCTATTCTTCTATAGAACCTTCTACCAGAACATCTTCGCTACTAGGTTCTATTTCTAACTATCTACCTTTTTGATTTAGTAAAGCTTGCTCTTCTTCTCTAAGAATTTCATCTACATCTGTAGACATAGACTCTGGTATTACAGGTTCTGCTGTTTCTGTTTTAGTTTCTTGTACTACAGGCTATTGTTGTATTCCTTCTTGTATTGGAGTTTCTGGTTTAACTTCTACTTTTTCTTGTTTCTTAGTAGTATCTTCAATAGCAGCTGCTGGATTTTCTATTACTCCATCTTCTGGTAGTACTTCACCAGCTTCCTCTTTTTCTTTTCTAGCAACTTTTTCCTATCTAACTGATTTACTTAGATGTTCAGCAAATAACGAATTGGCTACAATTCTAGACGCACGTTCCTGATCAGCTAATTCTAGTAAATCATTATACTTCATCTGAGCTTGTTGATTATACTTAGATATAATAGATTTTCTACTAGGTTGAGGTTTACCTTCTCTTAGTGCTTTATCTGTATATTCTTGTATAATATTATCCTATTGCTCTTCAGATAAATCTTTGAACAAATATCCTTTGATATCCTAATATGATTCTGCTTTAAGTTTACCAGTAATATAAGCTGTGGCTTGATCTCTCAATCTATCTCTTACAGCTTTATTCATTACAAACGCTGTTACATAATTCTTTATCTATTCAGCATTTACTGGATCTTGAGCCTAATCTAAATTTTGTATACCATATGTACTTACTATTTGTTGAACGTTTCTTTCTATTCTTTCTTTTTCTCTTTTAATGTAGTTTCTCATATTATTTATATTTCTGAGATCTACATCTAAACCAGTATCCTCTGATAACTGTTGTAAAGTTTTAGTTCTATTAGTAAGAGCTTTATACAAATCTGTTATAGCTTGATTCTATAATTTTAGATAAGTAATATCATATACAGCATTTGAATATTCATCAAAAGTAGGTAAAGTAGATAAAAAATCTTGTTCTATTTCGTCTGCATATTCTGGAGTAGCGTTCATTTTGTATTGATAATCTTCATCAGACTATCTTTTACTTTCAAAAAATGCATCATAAGATTCTCTAGCTTTTTGTAGGAATACATCATCTTTATTAGTTTTACCTTGCTCTATTATCTTTTCTAACTCTTTGGTTACATCGTTAGTTGATTGCTCTGCCTCATTCAATCTATCTTTAATATGTAGATAGTTCTTAACTATTTTTCTATGCTCAGAGCTGCCTCTCTTAATACCTAAATCTTTTAAATTTTCATCAATAGATTTATTACGATATTCAGCCCACAGATTAGTAGCTAGATTTTTGTCTTCATCTATCATTTCATCTGTTACTCCAGGCTGTTTCAATTTTTTAGCAGACTCTAAATAATCTGTAACATAATTAATATCTTTACCAGCTTGTAAAGCATCGAGGAAGACATCCATTTTGTTATCCTGTTCAGCATTACTATATCCTTTAGCAATAAGTTTTTGTACTTCTTTATCTGAAGCATACTGTCTTACTGCATTTTTCAATTGTACTGCATTACCAGCAAATGGCATTACTAAACCTATGAATCCACCAATATCCATCGCCTTCTTTAATTCATCATCTGTATTTAGATAATTATCATTTGATAAACCAAAGTAAGCAAGATTGGCTTCATACCCAAGAAGACCAGCATTATATGCAGCAGATATAGGATTTATTCCTTTGTCTTTTAAATAGTCGTATTCTCCTCTTTGATATCTACTACCAACTACAGATTGAACACCTTCTTCGCTACGTTCAGATACAAAATTAATAGCATTAGCTTTAGCGAATTTACCAATGTTTTCTAATAAATGTTTCCTAGTAATATTTTGTCCAGGTCTAGATGCTTTGTTCAGAATATTTTCCACCCCTCTGTCAATAGCTTTACCCAAACCAATCTGGTCTACTATACTTGGTATTTCATCTAAAGGTCTTTCTATACCTCTAGCTTTTGCTAATGCTTTACTAGCCTAATTCCATAATATTTTACCTCCATAGGAAAACGGCATACTTTGTAAATAATCTGAATAACTTAAAGCGTCATTCACATCTCTAACCATTTGTAAGCCATCAAAAGCATCGTTTCTGATTTCTTCAAAATCTTTTTGATCTGTAGTCAGACCTTGAGCTAAACCAGCTTGTAGTTTTTCATTTTCGTCCATCTAATCTACAGGATAACCTAACTCACCTAATCTAGGTTCCCAAGATTCTAATACTCTATTTACATCTGTCTTATTATCGTTAGCACTTTGCAATACTCTTTGCTGATAGTTATCAAACACTTCACTAGCTGTTTCAGATTGCCTGTAATATTTAGCTAACCAAAGATTAAAAGCTGATTCTCCTAAAGCAATTGCTGTAGCTGCTTGACCAATACCTGGAACAGCGGTTATAGCACCTCTAACAGCTAGACTTCTAGCTGCTTTATTAGCTAATATTGAAGTTCCTGTTTGTAAGAACATCATTTCTATTTCAGACAAAGAACTACCAATATGACCTAGATTATAAAACCAAGATTTAGGATCAGTAATAGATAACTCAGATTCATTTACTCTCTACTCAAATTCTTTAGTAAGAGCGGTAGGATCGTACAACCAATTACCTTTCTTTAAAGTATTCTATCTTTTTACTATCTTAGCTGTTTTATCTTCGTATTCATCATTAGCATCAGATAACACTTTCTAAATAGCGTCTAATCTTTCTTTATCAGACATTTGTTGCTATTTATTGTTCCATAAGAAATCTTGTTCTTCCTAGTTTAATGCGTTATCTTCTAACGCTGTAGCTATATTATCTAGCGGATTTACGTTGAATATATTATTATCTTTAAAGTCATTTAGCAAAGCTTTAAAGTTTATAGCTATACTACCATTTACATTCGTAGGATCTGTATCGTAGAATAAATCTCTTAAGTACGGATTAGATTTGGCATACTCTTTTATATTAGGTTCTAACTAATTGACAGTTTGTACTGCTATTTTCTATTCATCTGTAAGTATATTATTAGAGATATTATCTACAATAGACTTAGCTTCTAAATAGTTTTGAGCTTCCTATATCTGTGGTATCCATTTAGATTCTGTTTCCATTAAATTGTCTTGTAATTTAGACAATCCAACACTAAGTCTTTCTTTTTGTATATACTGATATAATGGATTAGCATTATCTAATACATTAGTTATTAGTTTTCCAGTATTCCATACAATATCTTCAGCTAAAGATCTTTTATTATCTTTAGCTTCTTCTACTACTGGCACTTCTTGTTCTGTAGTAAATTCATTTATTCCATATGACTATGGTAGTTGCGATATATCAAACCCTTCGCTGTACGGAGTCATAGCTTCCCTCACTAGCTATTGTCCTAGTGAGGGGGAATTCAAATTAAATTTATTTTTCTTAGCCATTTTTTATGCGATTTTATTTTTCTTCTTCTCCGGCAGAATAACCAATGCCGTAAGCTTCCTATTGTGTACTTGGATATAATTCAGATCTAAATGCATCTGTCATAGATAGCTTCCATGCTTGTTGATCTAAGTATTCAGTATTTAATTTATCTTGTGGATCTGGAAGTTTATTTAGTAATTCTATCTACCAATATACATCTTCTGTAGGAACATTGTAAGATACTTTTCCTTCATAGTTATATTTACTGCTATACTCTCCTTCTTCTAAGTATCTTTGAAATGGTAGTTTACGTTTATCTCCTTCTTTTATTTCTGTAGATAGAGACACCTTACCAGAGCGATCGTATATTCTTTTAGCCCCAGATATAACCATATCTGCGTCTGTTATACCTAACGCATCTAATTGACTTTGGGGTATAGCTACTGTAATTACCTAACTAGAATTAGGCTGTACTTGTCCATTTTTATTTACAGGTAAAGTAAGAATATTACCTCCCTATTGAAGAATAACATTAGTAAGCTTACCGTTTTTAAGAGCATCTCTAAACTTATTCTTTCCAGATTCTACGTGTTTATAACCAGCTATTTCAGATATAACATCTGTGGCTAAATCTAATTGTCTAGGATTAGCTATTACTCTGTATTTACCTAATGGAGTAGTAACTGTTTCAGATGTAATACCTGGTATAGTAGTTTGTAACAAATCATTTACAGAAGCAATAGGAGATGGAGCTGCAAATCTATTCAAAATATCATTAGTAGCGTTTGATAAATCTATATTAGTTAATTTACCATCTGTAGCATATTCTTTAAATATTTCATTAAACAGTTTATTTGGTGTGTAACTATTAGATTCATTATATATTTTTCGTAATTGTTCCTTAAATATATTTGCAGATAAAGTATCATTTGATTCGACAGCTTTATTATATTGATCAGTTAAAGAATTTATCTGATCTCTATATTTATTAGCTATGTAAGCTTGAGTTCCTAATTTAAACGCATCTCCACCAGTAGTTGCAATAGATTCTGTCAATCTAAAGGGTTTTTGAGCAGTTTGTTGTCCTGTTCTAGCTCTCTTCAATCTATCTTCTTCGTATATCTTAGATAAAGGATTAAGTTCTCTATCTTCATATGCAAATTCTCTACCAGCTCTATATATACGATTAGCAAATAAAGCATTAGCTTGTTCTGGAGTATATCCTTGCTGTATTAATACTTGTATATGTTTCTGTGCTTCAGGAGTGTTATATATAGCAGAAATATTGTTAGCTATTTCTTGATCTGTTCTTTCAGATGAAACTCCTCTCCAATCATAAGCACCTTCTTGTCTAATAAATCCAGGCTTTAGATTATCAACATAAGGTTTTACTAAATCTACTTCTGACTTATAAGCTAATGGAGCAACATCATTAAATACTCCACTATCTAAAGTATTATAATTAGTAAAATCAACTTCATGCCATAAAGGATTATACTTACCAGACAGCATAAGTTGTTGATTTACTTTCTATCTCTAAAGTAATCCTTCTCTGCTCTATTGTAACTAACTTAGCTCGTTATAAGGTCTTGTATTAATAAATGATTGTATTAAAGATCTACCTTCTGCTGTTTTAATCAAATCAGGATTAGCTGCTAATTTATTTACTATATCTTGTCCAGCTCCAACTGTTAAATCATACCACCTCTTAGTATCTATAGCTGACGGAGATCTAAACTCTGACCACTTAGTAAACTGATTACCTAAATCCTAATAAGCTTTATCTACTCTTTCGTTATTTGCTTTACCTATAGCATATAGCTATTCAAAAGGTATTGGTGTATACTAACTAATATACTCACTTTCTATTGGTTTATCAAATCTATTCGTTGCCATTATCTTTTCAAATTATTATATAATTTAGTTAATTGATCTGATGTCATACCATATTCCAAATAAGGTAACATAGCTTCTAGTACAGCAGAGTCTCTTTTAGTTAAACGTTTATCTTTACTTATCTACTATATTCTTGTAGATAAATCACCAAATCCTTTTCTACGAATATTTCTAGCAGCTGCATCATTCTGAGCTTGTTCTACAGAAGCTAAATGTCTAGCATTAGCATACGGTTGTCCCCATTGATTAGCTATTTGAGCATTGTTAAATGCCATTTGATTTTCAGCATTATTCTTAGTAGCATAAGCATTAGCGATAGCTTTGTTCCTATTAACTGCTGATTGTAAACCAAATGCCATATTAGCTCCAGTATTAGGATTAATATTAGCCATATTGTATCTAGCAATTCTATCGCTTAGAGTAGCTTCTTTAAGTATAGGATCTATGTTATAATCAGTAGGACCATATACTGGATCATAAGTGTATGTTTCTACTCTTTCAGGACTACCTGAGAATATGTTACCAATAGGCCCAGCTAATGCAGCTATATTGTCTATTAGATCTAACCAGTTATTATCACTTGGAGTTTTCGGCTTTTTACTATTTGTACTATATATATTACCTACTGGAAGCTGTCCAGGATTACCAGTATAGTTAAAGTATTTACTACTTCTAGCATTAGCAGTATCTACGTTACCAACGGGAGCGTTGATATTATAAGGAATACCTAATCTATTTGCTACTTCAGAAGATGGTATATGTCTAGGTCCACTACTTTGATTAGATCTACTATCCACATATGCTTGACCAATCTTATGCCAATCGCCATACTTTCTGTCTGTCATTAAAGATCTAGCTTGTTCTACTGTAGGTATAACTCCTTTATTCTTACCTAAGTAAGTAGACATATCTCCATATTTACCACCATAGATATCTTTTACATCTTGGTCTGTGATACTATTGACCCAGTTTAAGTAATCTTGTGTATAGTTATTTTTATCTGAATCCCAGTATTTAAAATCAGACATATTTTTATTATATCCATATGGTTTAATACCTCTAGTACCATCTGCATAAGCAGCCGCATTCTTCTTTATTTTTTTACTTTTCAAAGCTTCTTGCTAATCTAATAATGCTTGATAAGCTATCTGATTATTTCTCTCATTTAGCATCTAACTATTTTCAGCATATATATTATTAGCCTTTTTGTTGTTTTTCTTCATTAACTTCTTTCCCATTTCTGCAAATGTTTTATTTGTTCCTGGAACTTTAATCTTATCACTCAATACTTGAGTTCCAACAGGTACATTTAATAAATTGGAATCCGTAGGTTTACCTTCTTCTGGTATAGAACCTATAGTTCCATCTGGTGTTCTCAACATTTCACCATCATCTAAGTAAGCCATAGTAGATGGTACTACACCACCTTTAGATAAACTTAATTCATTATATCCATTTTCTTGATAGTAATCAGCTGCTATTTGTTCAGACATTTGTCTAGCCTGAATACCATTTTTAATTCTACCAGCTTTATTACGTATATAACTTTTACTATGACCAAATAGACCAGCTATTCCTGATGGTAATTCGTACTCACCAGTCTACTCATTAACAGAACCACCAGAACCTATACTTGAAGTAATACCACCAATAGCTCCACCTATTACTGCTCCCCAAGGTCCACCAATAGAAGCACCCATTGCAGCTCCAGATCCTATTCCACCTATTACACCAGCCGCTGTAGGTTTCTTTCCACTAGTAGCATTACCTATCATACTACCTACAGCACTAACTCCTTGTGTAACTACATTCGCTTTATCTACTCCACTCATATTACCCCAGTTTGAAATAGCATCAGCACCGAAAGCATATTGAGGAACTCTTTTTAATTTCTTAGTTTTCATATTATAACATTGAATATCTATAAGTTGTTTTAACATAAGGAAGCTTAAATTCTCTGTTATCATTACAATCCAATGTGTAATTACAGATTAAGTATTTTCCTCTCATCCTTCCAGCATAAGACATATTAGTCTATTGTTGCTAACCTGGATTATTTTGTTTCTCTCTACTTATTGGGAATCTAAATGTATCTTCTCTCTATTCTATCTATTTCCAATCAATAGGTTCTGTTTCCTAATTCTTAGTATTAAAGTGTATATCAGATATTAACGTAGGCTTAGTTTCATCTCCAATGTCTACAAATTCAGCAGAGAACCATTGATTATCGAATACTTTAGTATATGCTATATCTTTATTAACTACAAATCTAACATAAGATATTTTCTCTTCTTTAGTAGTACTATTAACATCATACATATTATGTAAGTAATAACAATTATTGTTTTTAATAGTAACTAATCTAGTAGAGAATGGGAAGAACCAGTTTGGATTATGAGTATAAAAAGAAGTAAACACATTTAGTTGTTCATTAAATATTAAACATCTGTCATATATTCTAAACCATACTTCATTATATTTCTTATCATAGAACGATACTGGATTCTTTCTAGCATTATCTGGTAATCTATTTAAATACGTCTATACTTGTTTTACTTTAGATAGCTCATTAAAGTCATTGCTAAGTGAGCATATAACATTTTTATCTAAGTCATACCAATACAAAGTAGTTTCAGAATTAGTAATACTCTTATCATTAATAATACTATCTCCATTTAAAGTAACTAAGTAATCGTATCTAGTAAGAATACCACCAGTACCTAATGTTAAAGCTCCAGCGTTATTATCAGTAATCAAAGACCTATCGTTAACAGATGCTATACCTACAGCACTATCCTAGAAGAAATACAATTTGTTCTTAAATACTTTAAGATTAGTAACTGGTCCATAAGTACTATCTGTATCTAAATAGTTAGCAAACTTAAACTTAGTCCAACTATCTGTCTGTTCATTATTTGTCTTTAACTCTGAACAAGTAATTCTATTCATGCTTTTAACATCATCTTCAGCATATATAGATTTTTGTATATAATTCTTACTAGTACTAGTATTAGAGTAAGCAGCATTATATACGTACATTGGAGTTTTCTAAGTATATAAAGTATTCATCTATCCTGGATCTGTTAGGAAGTAAACGTTAGCCTCACCAGTTTGACCATCTCCAGATGATTCTACTATGTCTTGAGAATAATGTTCATCATTTCTATAGTATAAGTTTATACTAGATTCTAGTGGAATATAAGCTCCAACATATCGCTTAAAACCATTTCTATCATCAGGATCATTTCTAGTAAATAACATAGTATGAGTATAGTCTAATACTCCTAAATATGTATCACCACCAAAGCACATTGCTTTATCATATCCTTCCCAAGATGTTTTAACATAAGTATTAGTACTGTTATATATAGAATAGCTTCTACTCATAAAAGTATTACCACCATACTGTGTAGTGTTTTTCTTTATATTAACAAACAGTACAGCATTATGTCTATATTTCCTTAATAAAGGAGTAGTACGAATTCCAGTATAATTACCAGAGTATACATCTGGAGCGCTAACAGCTAAACATACTCCATGAGGACCAAGTGCTTCTCTAGAACCAATACTATAATTTATAAAACCAAATCTATCTATGTAATCTACTATTTGTTTAGCATCAAATGCTTCTTGATATGGAGATATGTTAGTTGGCTTAGTTACATCTTTTATAGGGAAAGATTGACGCAAATTAGAATTATCTTTGTGAGCATAATTCTTACCAAAGAATTGATAGTATTTACATATACCACCACTTACCATATCACCATCTTGTTCATAACCATCAAATACTCCCTAAGAAGCACTAGGTTTGTTACCAGTATGTTCAGAATATTCTACAGGTCCACCAAATGGATTTTGTACATTATTAGTGCTTTTTCCTAATACTTTAGTAAACGGTATACCTAATCTATAATGCTTGTTGTTAGCGTCATTACAGTATGTAGCAGAGTGTGCACAATACAATGGTACAATGTTCATACCACTAGTAACAATCTGATCTGATTTCTCTTTATTAAAACATATATCAGCTGTCACTAAATCAAATATACCATATGTATCAAAAGGATTCTAATCCTAAGCATCTTGTTGTACAAATAGATTCTTACTTGAATTATAGAACCCTTGTACAAATTCTGGAGCTACACCTTCTTTAAAAGTAGGCATAATAGTAGGTCTTCTATCTATGCTACCCAAAGAGTATTCTGCTCTATAATCTTCAGTATTATTATACCACCCGTTGAATCTGATAGTTTTATTTAGTAACCCCTAAGTAACTATTGTTCTATCTGCTAATGTTCTATCACATCTTACTATTTCATAAGCTACTACATCCGTAGGAAGATTATTCACATAGAACATTATACCAAGTGGATGAGATACTAATTCATAGTTACCAGATCCATCTACTGTTCCACCAAAAGTAAAAGGTTCATAACCTTCAACATCAGCAGAAGGGAATCTAATATCTCCAATCCAGTGTACAGGTGAAGGTATATTCTTATTATTATACAATATTATACCATACCTATATACTTCATCTCTTTGATGACTTAAGAAATTAGATACGTAATAAGGGTCACAATAGTTTCTTATTCTAGATTTACCATCACTATTAAATGTATGTACTAATTCTTTTGTTTCAGGACATATTAACTTAATAGTATTATAAGATTTTTTAGATGATGATAAGCTCATACTATATGGTACAAATTTATCACCTTCATCATCAACTACTGGAGTATTATCAGACTCTATCAAATCTGTTATAATAAATCTATAACTAATATTTAAACCTCTACCACCTCTAATAATTCCATTATCATCATATCCAAATGCATATTCATCTGTTGGATTATTAGGATATACCATTGAACTATTCATTGGGTTTATACAATCATGTTCTTCTGGTATAACTAAATCTGTTTCTGGACTAATTAGTTCTTGAAAAGTAGTAGTAATATCTTGATTACTTATACTAGAGTTTAATTTAATAATACCATTACTATTACATCTATATGCTCTAGCATCATAATCTACATCCCAAGTTAACTCCTACACATTAGAAGCAAACAATCTATTATCCATTTTCGCTATACTCTTAGCGTTAAATTCAAATGGAACAAGATCATTAAATTCTTCTATACTTAATTCGTTAACGTAACTACTACCAACATCATTGTAATTAAATGTTATTACATTATCCTCAGATTTAGGTAAGTCCAATTCATTAATTACATATATCTTAGGAGTTTGAGTATTGCTAGTATATTGAATACTAATAATTCTTATCTTTTCAAATCTACCATCATTGAACAAAGTAGCTTGTAACATGCAACCTTTATCTGTACTCTCACCTTGTCTATCACCTTTAAATGTTTTAGATGAATTTGAATTACTAGATGATATAGGTATCATAGGACTTAATGAAGAAGTAGATGTTTCTCCGCCATGTACACTGAATAACTGATAACAATATTGTATCATACCAGCTGGTAAATTACCAGATGTCAATTCAATAAACTTAAACGGTGCAATAGTAGAACTTGGTAGTAGATCAAAGTAAGTATCATCTTCTATGTGATTAGTCTTATCTGTTTTATATTGAGCAGATATATTAATGCATTTAATAGAAGAAGTTCCATCAGATATATATATCTTGCTTACTTTATCTGACTCATAATTAGTAACTATAGCTACTTTGTTAACTAAGTTCATAACAGCAGATACTACTAAAGTCCAAGTAGGTTTAATACTGTTGAAATCAGTTATAGCCCATACATTATTAATATAAGTACCTTCATACAATTCCATAGTAACTACTATACCACATTCTTCTACTATCTTCTTAGTAGAATTGTACCATCTAGTTACTGCTGTACCAAGTATATTTTCAGATGCTTCAATACCACCTTCGTACTATCTTACATCTTCTATGTTCTATAGAATACCTGTAGTACCAGCATTATCTGTGAGTAATCGAATATTCTCAGCCCATCTATACTAGTTGTCAGCTAACATAGTAATATCACTGTCAATATTCATACCACCAATAAATGTATTTACTTGGCTATTTATCTCCATAATCTATTATAATTCTAATTATAAATTTCTTGTCTATCACCAGTAGTACTAAAGAAAGTACGTTCTTCATCTATCTCTGGAACTAATGTATTCCATGTATACTTAATATTAGTTAATTCATCTTGATTAGGCATCAAAGATTCAGCATATGCTTGCTTTCTATAGAAGTTATAAGAGTTCTTAGCATCTATCCACAACTATCTGTGTACTTCTCCTTTTATATACTTAATATAAAGAATCTTTTGTGCACAATACCAAAAGCAAGCTTCAAAGTAAGACTATACGTCTGGCATCATTGGCATACCATCTTCATCAGTATAGATAGCGTGGTATGAGATTTTTGCATATCCTTCTGGAACATTTGAGATGAGATATCCTGGTTTGACATCATATTGTGGCGTATAACTGAAATTAGTACCATTAAAACTAGTGTGCTGTAATCTACCATTTTTGCTACAAACTGTATAATTATTAATCAATGCGCTAAGCGTCTATCTAGTATTAGCATCTTTATTAAGTATTTCTAATGCGTCTTTATCTTTAGTAATATTGTGAAGGTTCTTTACTAATGGTATTAATACATCATCGTGTATAATCATATTACAACAATCACAGTTATCTTTTCTGTCATAAACACTGAATGTACCTGTACTCTTCTTCATAGGTATCCAACCACCACAATCACATGTAGAGTAAGCTACACTATTTAATCTTTCTAAATCACATGGTAACTTAGCCTAATAACCATTGATAGGTATTACTTCTACTTTATGATCTAGTTGATTAACTGAACCTATATTCATTAAAGCCTCTCCAATCCATTGACGTATATCTGTAATAGGTATTTCAGTTTCATTTAAACCTAAGTCCGCAATTACTTTAGCAATCACGGCTTTACTACTTGTCATTTTATATATCATGGCTGCTATTCGTAATCGTGAATATTCTGTTTAATTATTTGTGCTAGATGTCTTTTATTAGCCCTAGTAAGTACAATCTAATACTTACTCTTATTAGACACTAGCATGTCCTATTTATTCCAATAAAGTCTATACTTATAAAATCCTGAGTGTTCGTTAAGTAAATAAGTAAGTTTACCTAATTCTTTTGTAGCTTTATAATCTATTCTAAGACTTCTGCCGTCTAAATGCTTTGGCTATTTCTTTACTATTTGAATACTACCCATTCTATATGGTAGTTTAACTTCTTTGCTTTCTTCCAGTAACTAATCTCTTAAATAATAAAAGTAATCTGTTACTATCTTTCTATAAGTAGTACAATCTATATCATATACTGTATCTGGTTCTATACTACCCAAGTAATGATTATAGAATGAAGGTATAGTATAAGAAACTGTTTTGTTAGCTGATTTATTTAATTCATTCATCGTCTTATACTTCTATTAACATTCTAATTCATTACATTCTAAGTATCATCCTTACTATCGTTAGTAGTATCAGATACTTGCTATCTCATAGTTAAGAAATCTTTAGTAAAGATTAACTACTTAACTGTACCCCACATATAAGCTGGTAAAGGATATTCATCCTTATCAGGATTGTAACACAGTTTATCTTCAGTAGGATCTTCAGCAATTATTTCTACATCAATATATTCTAGTTGGTTAGCATCACCTTCTACATATATTCTATTACCTTTAACATATGCAATATAATCTTTACAGGTATACTTTCTATATCTCTAGAATTTCATTTTAGTTTCAGAACCTAATTGAATAATATTGCCATAGGCATCTTTTACTGTTATTACTGAAGTAGTAAGTTTAGTACCAAGTAAAGTCGGTAATTCTTTATCTCCTTGGTATTCTGCATGACCTGGATCTTCTTCTATTTTATCCAAATGCATGCGTATAGTCTAATAGAAAATCTAGTCTAATTGTTCTCCCCTATCTAACTTCTGTTTTAATAGGTAAGCTCGATATGTTTTAATCCACAATTCTATCTAGTATCTACTGAGCTTTTCACTCTCAGTAATCTAGTTGTTTCTAGCTTCTAATAGAATATCATCAATGAGCTCATTTAATGTCATATCTATATATTTAAATTATAATTATAATAGTCATAAAACGCATTTGAAGACTTACTGTAAATTTTTATAGTATCTTAGATACACTCCTTAACAGAAACTAATAGCCTTTCTTAAAAAGCTTTATAATAATTTTCCGAGCGAAGCGAAGGAACTCTGAGCGAAGCGAGGAAATATTATTAACACATATAAATAACAAAAGCTCGTCCACTATACAGTGAGCGAGCCTCGTAGAGGTGAGCGAACGTTGTGAGCGTTGCCGAGTATTATTTCATTGGAGCTGGTACATTAGGCATAGGTGGCATTGGTGGTTTTGGGAACCCTCCCATAAACATCTTCTTAGCATCTTCTATCATCTTCCTAATATCAGCTACATCATTCTTTAAATCATTTATTTCTTTACTATTATCAACAGTATTAGTTACTGTAGGAATTTCTACTTGCGCTTCTAGTTGATCTAGAATATCTTTACACTTCTCCATTTCTTCATCGTACTTACTTGCTGCTTCTTTTTTAGCTTTGAATTCGTTGTAGTTCTATCTAACCATATTAGCTATTTCTTCTTTGTTGGTAGCAACAGTAAGTCCTATAGAAGTATCGTTGATTATTGAACGTTCAGCTGGTACTGATAGTTTCTTAGATTCCCCATTACAGCTAATGAATACATCAACCAGTTTACGTCTACTTTGTCCTGGTATTGGAAACTAACCTTGAGGTAAAGCCTCATCATAAGGATTTGAAACCTAAGTAATAGAACCAAGACTATAAACAGTAGTCTTTTTAAACGTTCCTAGAACTTCTAATACGTGCACGTGATCTCCTATTTTTAATTGACTAAATAACATAATTGAATTGGTTTTAGTAGGGCTACCTTTTATAGTAGCCCTAAGTTTTTATTAAGCAGCTGGCGCTACAATATGATTTATAGTCTGAAATACTCCAGTACGTTTATCATAGTATATTAGATATTTATTACCAGTTGAAATTTCTTCTGTTGGCATCTAATCACCAGATCCATTTAGTAATGCTTTACCACTATTAGTATTTACACTAGTTGGATTAGATGATACCTAACTAGAACTAACAGAAGTAGCTACAGATACTAGTGATCCTTCTGTTGCACCAGTAGCAGTATGATTAATATTTAATAATATTAAACCTCTGCATGGCAATTGTCTCCATTGAAATGGACATATTCCATAAGTAACAGTATTGTTAGTAGTATCTACATTAGAGAATATAGTATCTAATGTAGGTATACCACCTTGGTCAATACGTCTTACACGATAAGGATTAAAGAAAGGATTAAACATGATTACCTCCTTTCTTATTAGCAACCACAACCGCAACCGTCGTTATATCCGTATCCGTAACCAGTGAATCCACCGTTACATCCGAATGGGTTACAAGTTAAGTAAGCAGGTACTGGACAAGGACGCAACTGATTTACGATATTAGCAGTTTGAGCAGATTGAGACAGACCTAATTCAAGAGCTGACTTCTCAGCACGCAATGTGTCAATCTTATTCTGCATTTCACGCATCTCAAGTTGACAGAACTTATCGTTAATCATTTGAGTTTGTGCATCTATCTTAGCACCAATTACATTAAATTTATTAGTATTATCTGTTAACAAGTTATTGAAACCACCAGTGATTGCATTCTGCAAAGTATTAGTTTGCTGACAGATAGACAGTTTATTATCAGCACTCATTTGAGTCAAGTTCAAATTAACAGAGTCAATTGAACGTTGAGTCTGGCAGCAGCAGTTAGCCAATTGAGAAGCTAAGTTAGCATTACCAGAAGTAATAGCATTGATTACTTCACAGCTAGCTAATTTAGTATCACAAGCAATCTGACTTACGCTAGTATTAATAGTATTCAAAGCTGTCTGTACAGCGTTAATATCACAACTTAAAGTATTAGACAAAGAACTGATAGCATCTTTGTTACCTTGAATAGCCTGCATTAACAGACTTGTATTAGTATCGGTATTCAACTGAGAAGCAAGACGACTAGCATCATCACTACCTCTACCAAAACCGTTACCTCCAAAACCGCCCCAGCAGAAGAAGATTAGGATGATCCAAATCCACCACCAACCGCCGTTTCCACCGAAACCGCCGTTGTTCATCATAGCCATAAGAGCAGCAGGGTCCATATTACCTTTGTTTGCATTCTGCAAAAGTGCAGCTACACCTGGATCTATACCAGCGTTTTGTACTAAAATTTTTTCAGGTTCGTACATAGTTCTCATAAATTTTGATTAAATTAATATCTTGATATTCTTCTTTCATACATAGGTTCATATCTATGCATTCTTTCCTCTTCACGTTCACGATCTAAATATTCATCGTCTTCGTCATAGTCATAACCGTAGCGAGTCATTCTTCCTCCTCTACCTCTTCCACGTCCTCTACCACCACGAGCATAACGATACTCACGCTCTTCATCTTCATCGTCTTCAAGCATCAACATCGTCTTAGCTTCTTTGCGCAATTTATCACACATGATATAGCAATAGTAATACCACATCTTTCCTTCTTCTATATCTTTGTCATTCAACCAAGCTTTTGCCAGTTCTACAAAGTACTTAATGTGATCGCTACTTGTCATAGTAACAACTGCACGATAATAGTCTGAACGTATCATGTTGAGAGCAACGTACCAATCATACTTGTTGTATTTCTCACCTTTCAGATTGATTCCGTACTGGTTAGCGATTGAAGTAGTTTCTTCTAAACTCCAATGTTCTCCACGAGAGCCATCTTCGTTTTCCATCTTAGAGACTGCTTTTAGTGCACATTCTTCATTGAAGTGTGGACCATACATAGCCTCATGACGCTCTATTTTCAGTCTTTCTCTCATTGCATTAATTGATTTAATTATTCGACTTATAAAGTTCATTTTGATAAATCTATTATTCTAGTATTTTCTACATTGATTAACTTGTTACTGTTATCAATTTGGTACTTATAAATAGTTCGTTTTTTAAAATCAAAGTGAAGGAGTCGCTAGAACCAATTCTTATAATTACGCTTATATTCTTTTTTAGTATGAATAAATAGTGATTGTGTATTGCGAATGTCGATACTATGTGTTAGGAGCGTATCTCTTTTATTTATTATGATTGATGTCAAATTGTTTGGTTTGATTTCCACTTTAAAGTCAGTTGATCTAACTACTATAGTAGTATCATGTACTACTTTCTACTCCTATATCTGTACCTATTTCAACTCCTTCTCTTTGATTTTTAATTTCTTTACTGTAGCATGTACTTCTTGTATCAAGCTATCTTTGGTTTCTTTAAATTCATCTAGAGTAAGCTATAACACTCTGTTATCATTCTTCTACTATGTTGCTAGCTATTCATAGTAAAGATAGTTATTAGTTACTCTATCTAGTTCTCTATTCTTCTTATCTAGCTAGTTATTCTAATAAAAACAAATGGCAGCGAGAATCGTAATGATAATCACTGCCATTGCTTTGTAATTTCTTTTAAACCAACCGATAATGTTACTTGTTAATCTTTTTGCTAGACTTATCAGTATTGGTATCATTTGTAATAGTATTTTGTTCTTCTAAGATGTCTGTTATATCTACATCTAAATATTTTTCTGCTTTCGACTTTATAATCTTTGTGAAGAGTCTTGTAACTAATGAATTAGGTTTTAATGCTTTCCTAGATTCTAATAATGATATTATTTCTGCAAAACATACTGCTCCTGCTGCAACTTTAGCTAACACCAGATCAGCATATGTCATAAATATAAACTTATCTAATAAAGTAAATCCAGCTATCATTATAGCTGCAAATCCTAGTTTTTCAATAGTGGACCAGAATTTACCAGATTCAAAATAATCATTGTGAGTTACTTTTCTGCATACCTTATATCCATAGATTAAGTCTAATATTATGAATAGAAATGATACACCTATTAATGGTGCAGCTGGTGCTAGTATAGTTGCCATACCTGTTAACCAACCTACTATAGATTGATATCCATTAGCAAATATACGTCTCGCAAGATTCATTATATATAAACTTCTACTCAACACAACTTAAAGATTATTTACTGAAAATAAAAATGCTAGTCAATTTATTACTTCTAGCATATGTTAAAGTCTCTGCAATTATATAACTATAACGTACTCATTATTCGTATATTCTATTTCCCTTACGTATATCCAGGTAATCTAATAGCTCTTTATGTTTAATAGTTTTAGTAAGTAAAGAATAACAGTTAGCGTGTTTAAACCATCCTATGTAGCTAGCCATTTTTCTTCTATAATATTTGTAGTTAGTACTCCTTTTATTCAGTTTAGCATTCTTCTTACAATATCTTTTCTTTAATGCTTTTTTAACTAAAGTAAAATTATGATATATTTTATATCCAACAAAATCTATACTTCTACTTTCTATTGGGAATACCTAATAGTTATTCTTTAACTATAGTTTTAAGTTATCTTTTAAATACTACTTTATATCTCTAAGTAATGTCTGCAAAGACTCTTTATCTTTATAAAGTATTACTATATCATCTGCATATCTATAATAATACTTTATGTTTTTATCTTCTTTAACCCAGTGATCAAAGTAAGATAGATACAGATTAGCAAAGAACTAAGATAAGTAATTACCAATAGGTACTCCTTCTGAAGAATCTATTATTTCATCTAGTAACTATAATAGTTCTCTATCTGCAACTTTTATTCTAATTATTTGTTTTAATATATCATGATCTACTGAAGGATAAAACTTTCTAACATCTATTTTAAGACAGTATTTAGTATTTTCTCTATCTTTTAGATCATGCTATATCTACTTAAGAACTTTGTGAATTCCTCTTTTCTTAATACAACTGTAAGTCTAAGGTATCATCTAATTAATCCACAAAGGTTCCATTATGTTCATAATAGCGTGATGTACTATACGATCTGGAAAGTAAGGTAGTTTGAATATTATTCTTTCTTTAGGTTCATATAACTTAAAAGTAAAATATTCGGAAGTTTTATAAGTATGATTAACCAACATATCCTGTATCTACTTACAAAATCCTTCTATGTCTGCATCTACTTTCTTTACATCGTTTCTATGAGTTTTATTCTTTCTAGCATTATGATGAGCTAGCTTTATATTATCTAAATCTGTTATCTTCTAATATAAATTCTTAAATTTCTTCATAGTCTGAAATTACAAAGAGCTTTCGATATTTCACTACTAACCCTTAATAAATTATTTATATTTTTTACCAAGTGGTAAGGTCCTTCTCAGTAGTTGGCTATTATATGATAAACTGAAAATATTATGATACGCAATTTCATTGAACTGATATTAGCATTGGAATTACTAACCTCATTATTGGAATTAAGATTGAATAGACCTGCTTTGCTGCTATTGTCAGAGTTACTACTTTTTTACTTAAAACTAATAATGCATACTCGTTCTAATTCTAGAGAAGCAACCTGTGGGTATTACTTAACTATACCGTATTGCATAATTAAGTCATTACTCCGCCCACGGGAGATATGTTAATCGAGAACCGACATCAGCAGCGGAAACACTAACCACACTATAGGAATTAAGACCGAACAGACCCGCCGCGCCGCCATCGACAGAGCGACCACCGATTAACAAACAATGTTCTGAAGCATCAGTATTATCCCAGTTAGCGTCACACCAGTATGAAGTTTCTGAACCATTAGTACAAGCTTCAGCGAAGAAATCACAAGTAGGGGTAGCTCTAATTTCGGTTTTATAATCAGTTACAACTGCTGCTGATGTTAAAGGTTTATAACTATTATTTTTGTTAGTGGCAAATTGATCAGGTTTTATAGACTTATAATAAGTCCTCCAGCTATCTTCATATATACTAATTATATCATCTGTGTGTTTCCATATGTGACCAAATGGATTTTCAATTCCTCTATATCTATTACATTTACGTGTAATAGTAGAAGTATTAGAACCAGATGAATCAGTCTATTGTATAGTTACTGTAACTTCACCAGAACCACTACCTAAACTATCAGAACTTCCAGTTGGAATAAACGACCAAGTTTGAGCTCCGTTGATAGTTACTGTTCCTGTAGTACAACCAGAACCTAATCCACCTTGTCTAAATCCCTCAGGAGTTAGTGCAGTATTAACTGCCTTTTGTGAATTTCTAGTAGCATATTCTACTAAGAACAAATGACATATAGCTCTATGCTCTTCATATGTATAAAGATTCCATTTAGCTTCTCCGTCAAATCCATTAGCTCTAGCCCAAGTTCTGCCATTAGTTCTGGTAAAATTAACAGTAGGAACAACGCTTTTCATACTTATTAATCTACCTTTATTACCAAAGTTGAATGCTTCATATGCGCTAACATATGCTTCTTTGTGGTGATGCCATCCTGGTTTAGCGTGTGGACATATTTTTAAATTGTGTGTTTTTGTACCAGGAGTATAATCATCGACATACCAAAATTCTGGTATCTTAATCATAACGTTTACTGTAGATGCTACCTATCCAGCTTCTCCATTACTTACATACCCATACATTGCTTCAGTAAAGTTTTCCTTCAAAGGAACAAACTAGTCTTTATGAATCGATTGTGTCTAAAAAGCAAATGGTTTCATCATACTCTATATAGGCAATGATCTATGCATATCCATATTACCAATACGAGTACAATCTGGATTAGAAGATGTTTCTGACCAAGATACACCGTACCAGTCAAATTCCTCTAAATTCTAAGATGTTACATTGAATGTAATATGTCTACTTACTACATTACTAGGCAATGAACTAACAATACTAAATTGAACATTTGGAGATTGAGGTTCTCCATGTATAACTCCATATATTTTGAAATTACTATTTTCAGGTTGATATATGTATATGTTCATTCCAGTTTCTGTAGTTTCTATATACCATTTAGTCAAATCATAAAATGTTTTAATTCCAGTATGTACTTTTCCACTAATAAGCTAAAGATCGGTAAATTTTGGAGAATAAGCATTTATTAATAACTAGTAAACGTAAATGTAGCCATCATAATATTCAACAATTTTATAACTATTGGGGAAATACTTATGATTAACCTAAATCTTTAAATAATTTTTAGTAGTTGACTATATGTATAATGTATGTTCAATATCTTTAACATCAACACCATCTACCATATCTGCATTCAGATTTGGACACATAGTTGTAGATTTAACAGATATAGGAGCATTACCGGTAGATACACTAGATGTGTATTTATTTGCATAAACTGCATCAGTAGTTACCCTAAAACCTATCTAATCATTATTATCTACAATTCCAAATCCGTAACTTTCTGTACTAGAACCTCTAATATTACCTATATACCAAAATGTATCATACCAATTGAATCTCAAACCATTAATGATATCAGCGTTGGCATGCATACCAAAACCTTCAGATAAATTACCACCAGATTTGTATATATTTGTTATATCACTATTTTCAACGCCTTTAAATACAATTGATCCAGTAGTAGATGCAGATGTTAATGTACCAGTCATAGTATCGCCAGCTTTCTTCACATAAGTAGTAGTAGGATCTACACCTAATGCACTAGTTACATTAGCTTTAGTTATACTGATAGTACCACCATCTGCTAATGTTATATTACTACCTATCTTAACACCGCCTAATGCACTAGCTGTAGCAGCAGGTAATACATACTTATTAGCTTCAGCTTCTATGGCAGCTAGTTTATTCTTTTCAGGAGTAGTATAATCATTAGTACTAAGACCTTTACCTTCAACTTTATCTACTTTTTGAGTCTACAGTTGAGTAATATTACTATTCAATGTCTCTTCTACACCAGTAGCTCTTTCTACTTCATTTGCTATAGCTGTAGTATTAGCTGATTCAGCGCCTTTAGCTCTAGTTACTTCACTAGCTAAATCACTAGTTAGTTTCTATTC